TCACTCCAGGGAGCCACATGAGGTTGGTTACGACGGACGCTGGATCATTGAGACGTGCAACCAGTGCGAGAAGAACGCAGAGCCGCGGGTGCTCGACGTGCTGATCGAGCGCGAACCGCTGAGGTTGCCGTGAGCGCGAAAGGTGTTGAGGACGCGGGCACCGCCTCTTCGTTGGGGAGTGAGGCGGTGCCCGCAGAACGACGCCAGCGCTGTCTTGGTAACGCGTGTCCCACTGACGACCAGATTGAGGCCGGTTGGGTTTGCGAGTGCGGTCACGGATGGGACCCGCACGAGGTCGAATATAACGGGCGATTTGTCCTGGGCGTGTGCCACATCTGCGAGCGCAACGCTCAACCAACGGTGCTCGAAGTGCGCTGCGCGCGTGAGCCATTGAGGGCGCCGTGAGCGAACGCATGAACCAAGCGCACGTCTCCGCAATGTCGCGCGTGCTCGACGAGGTGTGCATGGAGCGCCATCGGCAGCATGAACGCTGGGGCGAGCAGAACCTCCCCGATGGAACCCGCAACGCACGAGCGAACAGAGCGAGCCGAGCAGCCGCGAAGCGCGCGTGCGACAAGGCCGCGGCGTCGGGCAAGCTGACGTGGCTCGACGTTGCCGAGGAGGAGCACGCCGAGATTAGGTGCGAGGAGGACGTCGACAGGCTCCGCGCTGAGATCATTCAAAAGGCAGCGGTTTTGGTCCAGTGGGCAGAGGCCATCGACCGGAGGCGGGGAGCGTGAGACCACCCTGCGCGGTGTGCGGCGGGAAAATCCCAGCCCCATATCCCGACCAACCTGACGAGCCGGACGCGTGGCACACGTCGTTTCTGATCGCCGGCATTGAACACTTCGTTCACTACCGTTGCTTCGAGCTTCACGGGCCTCTTGGCTCGCGCATGTTTGCGGCAGCAAAGGCTGCGTCATGACCATCACCGAACTCCGCGCCGCCCACCCCGAGCTTGCCGAAGCCTATGTTCTCTCCCGTGAGCAGAAGCTCGGCCCAAAGCGCACCGCCAAGGCCCTCGGCCTCTACGTTTCGACGGTGAAGTCTCGCGTCTACCGGGCCCGGATGCTCCTCGGAGACATGCCTGACCGCCGAACTAACAACCTCACGGTAGACGAGCGTGAGCGCATCGACGCCAAGATAACGGCCCTTGGTCGGTGTCGGTGCGGCCTCTGGCTCCCGTGTCACTCGTGCCCGAGGAGCGCGGCGGAGCTCGCAGATGCGCGCCCTGGTGCAGGGGCGACGTACCCGGGGAGTCCGCTGTGACGGTCGCGGCTCTCTTCGTCGAGACGCGCCGTGCCCGTGAGAGGGCCAAGGAGACGCAGGAGCGCAGGTTGAAGATCAACAAGGGAGGGTTGCAGTGAGCCAATTGATTGCACGCGTTCGAGGCGAGGCGGTTCCGGTCCCGGTGGATGTCTATCCGGACGGAGCGCCGCTGATCGACTTCCCGCGAGACACCGAGGTCACGCGGATCCTGGTCCGGCCGAGCACGTTCGCTGGCTTCATGGCGGCGATGTTCTTTGTCGACGCGCTGGCGGCCCGTGGCCATGCCGTCCCGGAGCTGATCCTGCCGCTGGTCCCGGGGTCCCGACAGGACCGCTTGAACCCGAGCGGTGACTACCTGTTCACGGCTCGCTCGGTGGCCGCCGTGATCAACGCGCGTCGCTTCCCGTCAGTGACAGTGCTCGATCCTCACTCGGACGTAACGCCTGCTCTGATCGATCGCTGCCGTGTCATTGCAGCCGTCGAGTGCATGTTCTCGTATACCAGTGGGCTCGCGGCGGTCGTCTCGCCCGACGGCGGAGCCGAGAAGCGGGCATCAGCCGTTGCGCGGGCGCTACGCGTGCCGCTTCTGCACGCGTGGAAAACTCGCAGTGTCGAGACGGGCGCGCTCTCTGGCTTCGGGCTCCAGCCGACCGACATCCGTGAGCGCCGCGTGCTCGTCGTCGATGACATATGCGACGGCGGCGGAACGTTTATCGGGCTCGCCGATGAGCTGGACCACGCCGGCCTCAAGGCAGACCTGTTCGTCACGCACGGCATTTTCTCGAAGGGCACGAAAGCGTTGCTCGAGAGGTTCCGCCACATCTTCACGACAGATTCCGTGCTCGGAGAAAGGCACGGGGTCGACGTCAATCGAATTTGCGAACGGCTTTTCACCAAGGAGACCTCATGAATCCCGCCCTTTTGATCGACGGATATAAGCTTGACCACCGCAGGCAGTACCCCGCGCGCACAACGCGCATCTATTCGAATTGGACGCCGCGGGAATCGCGTGTCGATGGCCAAAAGGACGTCGTTCACTTCGGCTTGCAGTTCTTCCTGGATCGCTACCTAACCGAGGTCTTTGCGCGCTTCTTCTCGGCGCCGATCGAGACAGTTGCCGCCGAGTACGAGCGCCGTGTGAACGGATACCTGGGACCGAATAGCATCGGCACGGACCACATTCGGGCGCTGCACACCCTCGGCTATCTGCCGCTGGAGTTCCGGGCGATCCCAGAGGGAACACGCGTGCCGCTGCGCGTTCCCATGCTCACCGTCGAGAATACGCATTCAGACTTCGCGTGGCTCGTGAACTACCTCGAAAGCCTGATGTCGTGCGTGCTGTGGCTGCCCTGCACATCCGCGACGACGGCGATGCGAATCCGCGCGCTGCTCGACGGGGCGGCCGAGAAGACGGGAAGCCTCGCCACGTTCGTTGACTGGCAGGGGCACGACTTCAGCTTCCGTGGGATGCAGGGGCCCGAGGCCGCAGCACTCTCAGGAGCTGCTCACCTCTTGTTCTTCAATGGGACCGATACGCTCCCGGCGCTCGACCTGATCGAGCGGCACTACGGGCCCATCGCTGCGGATTACCTGCTCGCAGGTTCCGTGCCCGCCACCGAGCACTCAGTGATGTGCGCGGGCGGGGCGCAGACGGAGCGCGAGACGTTCGAGCGCCTACTGGAGCTCTACCCGACCGGCATTGTGTCAATCGTATCCGATACCTGGGACCTGTGGACGGTACTTACCGAGACGATCCCGGCGCTGAAAGGGCGCATCCTCGCGCGCGACGGCAAGCTCGTCATTCGCCCAGACTCGGGCAACCCCGCCGACATCGTCTGCGGCGATCCAGGGGCAGCGCCCGGAAGCCCGGCGAGCCGTGGCGTCATTGGTCTGCTGTGGGACGTCTTCGGGGGCTCGTACACGAGCACCGGTCACCGCCTGCTCGATTCGCACATCGGCTGCATCTATGGCGACGCAATCACGTACGAGCGGGCGAAGGAGATCACGGAGCGCCTGGCTGCTAACGGCTTCGCTTCAGCAAATATGGTGTTCGGCGTCGGGTCGTTCTCGTATCAGTATGTCACGCGCGACACCTACGGTTTTGCGATGAAGGCGACGTGGGCCGAGATCAACGGGCACGGCGTCGACCTCTGGAAGAAGCCCGTCACCGATAACGGAACGAAGAACTCGGCGCGCGGACGACTCGCCGTCATGGGCGGAAACGGCGCACCGCTCACGGTTATCAATCAGGCGACGCCCGAGCAAGAGGCGGCATCGGCGCTTCGACTTGTGTGGCGTGACGGCTCGTTCGTGGTGCGTGAGAACTACGCCACGATCCGGGAGCGGGCACGCGCCAGATGAGCCGCCTCAACGACCTCGCCGCCCGTCGCCGCGCGGCCCAACATACCGCCGACTTCTGCCGAGACGACGTAGCCCGCAAGGCTCGCGCGTATCACGATGCGGTGAAGGCGCAGGCCGCCGCTGACGACGCGCTCGAGGCCGCTGACCGGGCGCTCGTCGAGGCCCAGCGGGAAGCGATTGGAGGCGCAGCGTGAGCGAAACGGAGAAGGTCCACGTCGCCCCGGCGTTCGCGGTCGTCGAGCGTTCGCCGGCCCCGCCGCCGCCCGTCGAGGTGCGCGTCCCCCTCAAGGAGCCGCTCCCGCTCGGCGCCTGCGTCAACGCGAAGCCACCCGAGCGTTGCGGAAAGTGCTGGTACGACATCGCGGCGGAGGCGTTGGAGCGCGGTGTCCAGCCGTTCGAGATGCAGGCCATCGTGAAGCGCGGCGCGCTCGGAGGGCGCAAGCGGTGAACGGGCCCGCGGCCGCCGCGTCCGTCGCCGCCGGCCGGCGCGCGGTCTGGGTGGTCTACCGCTGGCCCGGCGGTGGCTACCGCGTCACCGCGTGGTCTCTTGAGCCCGGCGCCAAGGAGGAGCACGGACCGATCCTCCGGGCTGGAACGATCGAGGACGCGCGGGCACACATGCCAGCGGGGCTCACGCGCTTCGACCCGTCCGACGAGGACCGCGCGCGGAGCCCGGCGATCGAGGAGATCTGGCTTTGAGCGCGTCCCTGGCGTTGGTTCCAGACGAGGTGCTGATCGCGCCGCCGACGCTGGTGGTCGAGATCCTCGTGCGGGCGCCGGAGATCGCGACGCTGGTCGCGACGCTTCCCGTACCGGATCCCGCGCGCGCGCGCCGCGTGCAGGGCGACTTTTGGCCGATCGACCCGCACGCGCCCGACCCCGAGCGCACGAAGCCGAAAAGCCTCGGCCTCGAGCCCCTCACTAAGGAGGAGGAGGTCTACCAGTTCGACCTCGAGCGGCGCCGGCTGCCGGTCGTCAACGAGATCCCGCCGCGCTCCGAGTGCGCCGGCGGCCCGCGCCCGTGCCCCTTGGTGAGCTGCCCCGAAAACAACTACACGAGCCGGACTTCGAGCGGCGCTCTCAAGCTGACGTTCCCCCACCTCGAGCCGTGGGACGTGCCGAAGGAGTTGAGCTGCTCCCTCGACCTCGCAGACACCGGCGCCACGGTTGCGCAGGTGGCCAAGGCCCTCAACATGACCGAGGAGCGCGTGCGGCAGATCCAGGTGGAAGCGTTCCGCAAGCTGCGCACGACGCGCGTCGGCCGCGAGTGGTTGCGGAGCGTGCGCGGCGGCTGATTTTGGGGCGGAGATCTGAGGTGGCGAATCCTGGTGGCACTTCACCAGGAGCTCGCAATGAAGACCACCACCCTCGTCGACGAAGCCGGCGTCGTCGGCACCGCAGGTCCCAGCACGAAGAAGTTCTTCCCTATCACGCTGGGAGGGAACATTTCGCTGCAACTCGCCACGACCGGAACGCTTCGCTGCTCGGCGCCGAAGGTCTACGGGTCGAATCTGTCCGGCGCTGATGTCAACGGCGATGCAAACGCGTCCGACATCTCAGCGGCCTTCACGCTGCCGGGCTCGAGCACGGGCATCGCTGACGTGACGTCGGACGGGAGCTCGCAGGGTGTCCAGGCGGGCCCGCTGTGGTTCGCCTACATCGCCGTGCAGTTCCCGGCGCCCACGGCGGGCGCGGGGCGCCTGTTCGCGGCGATGAACGACGCGGGGAGGACGTAATGCGCGCCATCATTTCGCTTCGCAGCGCTGGAGCCGGCATCTTTCTCGCTGCGCTGGCTGCGTGCGCTACGACGGCGCAGCCGAAGAAGTACGGATGGGGCGGCCAGCCTTCGAGCGGTGGCGGTTCCGGCACTGTCACGCAGGTGACGGCGACAGCGCCGCTCTCGGTGACGAACGGGACGACAACGCCCGCGCTCACGATCGCGGCGGCGACGACGAGCGCGGCAGGGACGATGTCGTCGGACGACAAGACGAAGCTCGACGGCATCGTCTCGGGCGGTTGGTTCGACGCCGAGAAGATCTGGCTGGCGACGGTCTGCCCCTGGGTGACGGAGTGGACGGGCATCAAGGCCGGACTCGTGCCTATCAGCCGCACGGCCTCCGCTACCAGCGACCCATTGGTAGAAGGCGGCGCGGTGGGCAGTTCGAATGCCGTCGTCAACTTCTCGACGGCGACCTTCCTCGCCCCGAAGACGGGCAAGGTCTGCGTCGAATTCAGGGCGCGCCTCAACGTTCCGACCACCGCCAAGATCGACGAAATCGGTATCGGGAACAACGCCGGAAACCACTCCGTATGGTTCGGCACATGGTACGACTCCCCCGGCAATGAGCACAGCAAGTACATCCTCTCGATCAGCAACGGCGCGAACACGATCGTTTCGTCTTCGCTTGCGGTCGATGGCGGGTGGCACAATTTTGCTCTCACGTTCAACGGAACCACGTACACGCTGTATGCAGATCACGTCTCGATCGCGACGCAGACAACGCTGACGAACGTCGCTGACGAGGGCATGGGGCCGTTCATGTTCGCGTCCGCCATTTCCGACTCGGCGGTCGCGAAGATCGTCTATGGCACGATCTCGCCGTGATGCGCGCCACCACGCTTGCGGCGACCCTTGTCGCGCTCGCGGCGTGCGTCGGTAACGACGCCGATGCCACGAGTATCAAGCCTGCTCCGACACACGGAACGTCAGGCGTGTACTACGTCGACATGACAAACGGACGCGATGGCGGGTCAGGGACGCAGAGCTCTCCGTGGCGAACTGTTGAGCACGCGCGCGACGCCATTCGCCCGGCGCTCGCGACCGCGACAGCCGAGGTACTCGTCCAGGTCGCCCCGGGGACCGAGTGGCTGACGTCTGCGATCGAGTTCGCCGATGCGGACTCTGGCCCCGACGCGAGCTACGTCCGCTATCACTGCACGACGATAGGTGGGTGCCACGTCAACGGCGGGTACGTGTTTGACACGTCTGGGTGCACGGTCTACTCGGGGGCGATCTACCGATGCCCGTACGCGGGCGATCACTTTTATACGATGTGGGAGGACGGCGTTCGCGTGCCGATGGCGAGGAGCCCGAGTCGTATCGTTGACGCGACATACCCGATGTCCCAGACGCCCTATTTCAATTCAGTGGATCCAGGAGACTCAGCGACGCGAGTCTATTACGCGACAGCTGACTGGCTCACGGTAAACCCGGCGCTCGACTTCTCGCAGATGCAGGTGGTTGTGTGGCCGGGAAGCAACGGCATCTCCTGGCTTCAGGATACGATCCCGGTCACGGGCATCAATGCGATCTCGCACTACCTCATTCTCGGCGGAACGATGCTCCTGAACGTAGGGCGCTCGCGTTACTACGTGCAGGGCGACCTGCAGTTCCTCGACGCGGCGGGGGAATGGTACCCGGACGTCGCAAATCACTACCTCTACTATCGCCCGACGTCGGGCACGCCATCGCAGCATCAGATCGTGATCCCGACGGTGAACAGCGCGATATCGTTCGTAGGGTCCTCGGCCACGGCGGTAGCCAAGAACATCGCTTTCGACGGGTTCACCTTCGACTACTCGAATGCGCCGCGCATCTTCGAGAGCGACCCGAGCTACAACCCGAGCAACCGGATGTTCTCGCAGGTGTTCATGCAAAACGCCGCAAACATCAAGATCATCAACTCGCGGATCCGAAACTCCGGCCTGCACGGCGTCTACATGCACTCGGCCGTGACGTTCTCGCGCGTTGAGAAGACGGAAGTCTCGCATACGGCAGGCTTCGGCGTCTGGATAGAGAATCAGACAACAACAAGCCCGGACATCGGCGACGTCAACGGGTGGAACGTCGTTACGAACATCAAGATACTCAACGTAGGAGAGCTCTACGAGGGCTGCGATGGCCTCCAGATCCGCAACAGCGGTCACAATCTCGTCGACCACATCTATTTGCAGGATGGTCCTCGCGCTGCGATCAATATCTACGGCGACCAGTCGCAGAGCGCGTCCTTCGCTAAGAGCTACGCGATCGGGAACGTCGTGCAGTACAGCCGCGCCTACCGGTTCATGCAGGACAGCAACGACAACGGGTGCTTCTACACGGCCCTGACGACGCACAACGAGAACCGATGGAATCAGCTCTCCTGCGACTTGGTGCAGCCGAATGCGACGGTAGCGACGAACCTGCCAGTAAAGGGCTTATACATCGATGAGCAGGCGGACAACGCCCTGGTCTCGCACGTCAACGCGACGAACACGAAAGACGGCGGTTTCTTCAACCACAGCTTCGGAACGGTGGCGCCCATCAACGTCAACGGCGCTGGCACGTTCGATCCGGCCCTGATGGATCCGAGTATCGGCGTGACGGCCGATTACCCTTGGTGAGGAGACCAATGAGACACATTAGCGCGCTCGTCATCGCCCTGGCCGTCGCCTCGGGGTGCGCCACGGCCTCCGCGCCGCCGCGCCACTACGGCGTCAACAACGCGCTCCCGGGCCTCGAAATGCAGACGTGGTCAGAGAGCACCGCCGACAGCGGGAAGCAGCTCGTATTCGGGCGCGCGCACGCCTTCGTTACCTGCGTCGCTAACGGTGGCGTCATCTGGGTCCACCGTCGGAGCCCTGAGGAGACGTGCGACGGAACGGCGCCGACGAATCCCGTACCATCGGCGAACGCCGTTGCGTCGGGTTGGGGACGTTTCCCCGATGGCGTTCCGTTCTCGCTTGGCGTCGAGGGCGTCGCCTCGACCGCGAACGAGCAGACGCTCTGTGTGGACGCGTGGAATCAGGGGAGCGCCGGCGCGAACCTGGTCTGCGTAGCTCACTGAGGACGCCCCATGCAGATCACCATCACGGCGGTGCTCGCGGAGACCTTCTCGCCGGCGGTCGTCCCGGTGCACACGGTCTCGTGGCCGCGCGGCGCTGACGGGAAGCTGCGCGTCCAGGTCGTCTCCGACGCGGGGGAGCCGGTCAATCTCGCGGGGCGCTCGGTCTCGGTCGCGCTGCCCTTCGGGGCTCGAGCGGCCACGGTGACCGACGCCCTGAACGGCTGGTGCGAGGTGGGCATCGCGGCGGTGGACACCGACGGCTACACGCCCGGGTCTTACCCGTTCGACGTGTGGCTCGACGACGTGGACGGGCGCGTGCCCATCGTGCGCCCGTCGTCGTTCGTGGTACTCGCCGCGGTCCTGAGCTCGAGCGACGACCCTGGCGCGTCGACGCCCATCGGCACGGGCGTCATCGGAGCCGTCGACACGATGGCGGACCTCGCCGCAGTGGATGCGTCGGGACTGACCGACGGTTTCGCTCTCTGGGTGCGCGGCACCGATGGCGGTGCGCGCGGCTACTACCACGTCGAGATCGGGAGCGGACTCGTCGAGGACGGGGTCGCTGCGCTCGCCGCGCTCAACCTGACCGGCGGGCAGTGGGTGAGGGGACTCGGGTGAAGCCACGCGAGAACACCGTCCAGGTGCCGCCGACCGGCCTAGTGCTCGCGATCCAATACTGGAGCGGTGACGAGGCTGAGGCCATGCGCCTGGCGCGCCTGCTCGCCGACATCGAGCCGCGGCGGCGCTCCGACGTAACCCTGGCGTTCTGCCGGCGCTTCGACATGCCGCAGACCGACCTCGCCTGGAAGACGCAGATCGCGTGCGGGTTGAAGTTCTCGACGACGCAGGTGCAGTCGAAGCGCGAGGGCCTCGGCCACCCGAACGGGTGCAATCAGCTCGTGGCCGGCATCCTCGACGAGCTTTCCGACCGGCGAGCCAAGGGCCTACTCGACCGGCACTCGGTGCTCTTCCTCGAGGCCGACGGGTGCCCGCTCCGCAAGGACTGGCTCGACATCGTCATCCGCGAGCACGAAAAGTCCCTGGAGGCCGGAAGGCTCATCACGGGCGCGGCGACGGAGCACGGCATCAGGCACTTGAACGGAACGATGGCTCTCCACCTCTCGGCGTGGACCGACCGCCCATCGTTGCAGCACACCCCTCCGTCCCAGGCGTGGGATCTTTTCCATTCGGCGACACTGTGGGCGGCGGGGCGGCCAACGACATGGATGCGCAACACCTACGGCGCTCAGAAGTACTCGCGTGAGGTGCTGCGCAGCCTTTCGAAGGAGGTCGCTTGGCTGGCAAGCACGAAGGACGACAGTGCGCTTCGCTGGGCGGAGAAAAACCTTGTGGCGCGTCGTCCCGGGGTCGCCCTCCCGGGTCAGCAGTGTTCGTTCCCCGGGTGCGGCCGGCAGCGACAGAGGCGGGGGCTGTGCAGCGGTCATCTTATGCAGTCGAAGCGCGGCGAGGAGTTGACGCCTCTCCGCGCGCTGCGGGACAGAAAGCCGCGCGCACTAATCCCATACCCGTCAGTACCAGGGACGCTGCTCGTTCCACTGACTCAGGGCCACTTTGCGGTCATCGACGAGGCCGAAGGTCCTGAGGTTGGCAGGACAAATTGGCAGGCTCGTCTTGACCCAAAGGTGCGCACGATCTACGCCGTGGGCCGCCCGCGTGGCAGCGGCCATGGGCCGCCGATCAGGCTTCATCGGTTCCTGTGGACCAAATGGGGCATGCCGGAGGCCGAGGAGATCGACCACGAGAACCGAAACGGACTCGACTGCCGCCGCGCCAATCTAAGGGCCGCGACCTCGACCCAGAACAAGTTTAACGTCGACCGGCGCCGCGACAACAAGAGCGGCATCCGAGGTGTATGCGCCACGGAGAATGGGACCTGGAGAGCGACGTTCAAGCATCGCCACCTTGGCACCTTCGCGACCAAGGAAGCCGCCGCCGCTGCATACCGCGCTGCCGCATTGCCGGTCGCGGGACGGTTCGCGGCCCCCTCGATGAAAGGATGACGATGGGCACGAAGGAAGACCTGCTCGAGCGCGTCGCCCGCGCGCGCCAGCGCAGCGGCGAAGCCCGCCGCGAACTCGACGAGGCGAACGCCGCCCTCCGCGCCTTCGAGGCCGATGGGCGAGCCGCCGCGGGCGACGACGGCGGCGGCGACGAGGTGCTCCACCCGCGCCTGCCGCGCGTCTCGGTGCACGGATGACGCGCATCTGCGAGCACGGCAACCTCCGCCGTGGCTGCCCTGCCTGCCGCGTGGCGGGCACCGACAGACCGCCGCGGCCCGTTCCTTCGCGTCCGCCGCCAACGCCTGTTCCGGGCCCGGGGCAGCGCTCGGGGTCTGAAGAGGGCTTTCCGTGGTGGCTCGTCGTCACGTTCGGGGTCATTCTCGCGGCCGCCGCTGGCGTGTGCTGCGCCTTCGGGGGCACGGGCTGATGGTCGCCTTCGACCCGTCCGACGAGTTCCTGCTGGAGGCAATGCGGGAGGTAGACGCGCTCACGCCCGCGTGCCCGCCCATCGCGCCGCAGCCGTCGCCGACCTGGCGCCGCGACGAATGGCTGGCGAGCCTCGTCCCGCCCGACGCTCCTGCGGCAGGGGTGATGCCAAGGTGCACGGGGCACGGCGGCTGCGGCTACCACCACCGTAAGGGCATCCCGTGCGACCAGGCGTTGCTCGAGCGGCGCCCTCTGCCTCCTGCACCGACCAGGCGCCCGGGGCAATCGTTCACGCCGGAGCCGCGCCGGCCCGCGCCGCCGCCCTTGCCCGCGGTCGAGAGCATCTTCGAGAAGATCCGAAAGGACTGACGACGTGCGCCATTACGCCACCTCATGCGACACCGGCTATCTCCCCCGACTCCGCGTCTTGCACGCATCGATGCGCCGGCACTGCGGCTCCTTCCGGCTGCACGTCCTCGCGATGGGTACCGAGGTCGCCACCTGGGCGAGAGCGCAGGCGGACGTCGCGTGCACGACGGTCGACGAGCTGCTCGAGCGCCACCCCCACCTGCGCCCCGACCTCCTGCCCGGCCCGCCGCGGCTGCGAGTCGACGAACTGCTCTGCACCTGGCGCTGGTGGTTCGGCCTGGACCTCGTGCGCGAGCTCGGTGAGGGAGTTCTCGCGGTGGACGCCGACGGCATGTTCTGGTCGAGCCCGGAGCCCGTCTTCGAGGAGATCGGCGAGGCCGGCTTCGCCGTGCTCCCGCACGGGCTCGCGCGCGCCGCAGACGGCTTCCCCGGCGTCACGGTCGAGACACACGGGGTCTTCGGCCTCTACAACGGCGGCTTCGTGTACCTGCGCGACCCGGCACCCGCTGCCGCGCTCGCCGAGTACGTCCGCGAGTGGTGCTACGCCGGATGGCGCACGCACGAGGACGGCCGGCGCACCTTCGGCGATCAAGGCTACCTCGAGCTAGTGCTCGAGCGCTTCGGCGGGCACGTCATCGAGCACCCGGGCGCGCGCGCGGCGCCCTGGAACGTGAACCTGCTGCCGCTGCGCGAGACGCATGATGGGCGCGTGTTCATCGGCGGTAAACCTGTGATCTTCTTCCACTACCAGGGCTACCGGCCCGAGGCGCGCTCGCACGCCGAGTACGCGACCAACGACGAGCACGACCGGATCCTCTACGTGCCGTACCGCGCGGCGCTGGCGGCCGAGGGCGCGTGATCGACTACGACCTGATCCCCGCGCGCGACGTGCGCCTCGGCGTGAACCTGCGCGCCGTCGCCGCGGCAGCCGGCTGGCGCGCGCTCGGCATCGTCTCCCGGCCGGCGCTGGCGATCGCCGTCGTCGTGTTGCGCATCACCGATCGCGATCCCGAGCCGCGAACACTCTACACGTCGCCGAACGCGCGCCATTGAAGGCTCCTCCCCCGCTGGCCGGACGACCGGCCGACCCCTACTCGGCGGCGCTCGCCGCGGCGAAGGGGGAGGGCTGGGGCGCTGGGCGCGCGCGGGGCCGGTTCTTGGGTCTTCAATGTCTACCGAAGTCAAATCGGTAGACAGAAATGGGCCGGGGCAGAAAAGCGCAGCACGGGCGCCGGGCCGGAATACCGGTCGTGACGTTTCGGCTTTCGCTCGATGAGCGCAGGGCGGGCGAAGCCGCCGCGGCCCGAGAGAAGTGCTCGCCCAACGAACTGGCGCGGCGCTGGTTCCTTGCGGGCCTGGGACTCGCGCCACCAATGTCTACCGAATTGGGAGCGAAGCCAGGCGCCGCTCCGCGCGACCTGACGGTGGTCTATGAGGACGAGGGGGGTAGCGAATGAGCCGCGCCAAGAAGCCCCCGACCGCCTTGCGTCCCCTGACCCCGCGGCAGGACCGATTCGTCGCCGAGTACCTGGTCGACCTCAATGCGACGCAGGCCGCAATCCGAGCGGGCTTCTCGGCCAAGAACGCCGACGTGACGGGCCCGAGGTTGTTGGGAAATGTTGGGATCGCGGAAGCCATAGCGAAGGGCAAGGAGGAGCGCAACAGGCGCACCGGCATCACGGCCGACCGGGTGCTCGAGGAGCTGGCCCTCCTGGCGTTCTCGGACGTGACCCACTACGCGGAAGGCGACAACGGCGCCGTGGAACTCGCCAGGGACGCCCCCGGTGGCGCGACGCGGGCTCTGCAGTCGGTGAAGCGAAAGAAGGTCACGGACAAGGACGGCAACGTCACGGAGGAGATCGAGTTCCGGATGTGGGACAAGCCGGGGCCGCTCAAGCTCGCCGGGCGTCACGTGGGACTGTTCCCCGACAAGATCGAGGTCACCGGCAAGAACGGAGCGCCCATTGATGTGCGCACGGTGATGACGACCGAGGAAGCGCGTCAGGAACTCGCGGCCATCGCCTCGGCGGCCGCGGCGGCGGCTTCCAGGACCGAGCCCGACGGCCTCAAGCCCGCTGACGATGAATAGCCTCACGGACGCCCAGCTCGAGCGCCTGACGCCCGCGCAGCGGGCCCGCTACGTCACGCTCATGCGCCAGGTGAACCCGCCGTCGTTGGACGGTTTCATCCGCCGCATTTCCCCGCACCATCCGCCGCCGCGGCACTACCCGATCCTGATTCGGGAGTTCGAGCGGGCCCGGCGCGAGAGCCCCGTCCGCGTCCTGATCTCCGTCCCGCCGCGCCACGGGAAGACCGAGCTCGTGAAGCACGCGATCCCCTGGTGGCTCGAGAACTCGCCGCGCGACACCTGCGCCTATGCGACGTACTCCGATCGAAAGGCGTGGTCGACGAGCCGCGACATCCGCGCCCTGGCAGAGAGCGCCGGTCTCACGCTCGCATCGGACGCTGCCAACCTGGCCGAGTGGCGCACGCCGGCGGGCGGCGGCTTGTTGGCGATGGGCGTCGGCGCCGGCCTCACGGGCCACGGAATCTCGGGTCTGATGGTAGTCGACGATCCTATCAAGAACAGCGAGGACGCGAACAGCGCCGTCTATCGCGACAAGATCTCGGAGTGGTTCGACTCGGTGGTCATGACCCGCCTCGAGGGCGCGGCCGTGTTCGTGATCCATACACGGTGGCACGAGGACGACTTGATCGGGCGCCTTGCGAAGCGCGCCGGATGGGTGGTGATCAACCTGCCTGCCGAGGCCGAGGCGGGCGATTTATTGGGTCGCGCGCCGGGCGAACTCTTGTGGCCAGAGCGCACGGATCTCTCGCTCGCGATCCGCGAAGCGAAGGCGAACAACGCGTTCACGTTCGCGGCGCTCTACCAGGGGCGCCCGCGGCCGCGCGGTGGCACCATCTTCGGCGAGCCGCACTACTACGACCCTGGATCGACGAACTTCGAGGGCTGCAGCTTCGTGCTCGCCGGAGACCCCGCCGCATCAACGAAGACGTCAGCCGACTTCAGCGCGGCCGTGGTGCTTTCCATGCGCGGGCATGGCGCCGACCGCATCGGGTACGTGCGAAAAGTCTACCGAGCCCAAGTGGCGATCCCGCAGTTCGCGCAGGACCTCCTGGCGCTTCAGCACGAATTCGGCGAGACGGCGATCAACATCGAGGCGGTCGGTGGCTTCAAGGCGATCCCGCAGATGCTCAGGGCCATCAAGCCAGACCTTCGTATCAACGAGATCAATGGCGCCGACCTCGGCGGAGACAAGCTACAGCGCGCGCAGCCCGCCGCCTCAGCGTGGAACGAAGCGCGCCTCCTGGTGCCCAGTGATAGCCCGCCTTGGCTTGGCCCGTTCCTCGACGAGATCGCGAAGTTCACTGGCGTGAACGATGCTCACGACGATCAGGTCGACGCGCTCTCGCACGCATGGAATACCGGGCCGAAGATGTCGATCTGGGACGTGCTCTAGGCCGCTCCGCCCGGCTTCTTCGGCTTGTCGTCTTCGGGCTTCGTCCCCTTGCCGCCCGCACCGCCCGCCGGCGGTTCGTTCGGGTCTGGCTCGCGCGGATCCTCGAGCATCTCCTGCGCCAGCGACTCGGCGAGCTCGACGTCGCGCGGCTCCATGGTGCGGTAGTAGCCGCGGTCCTTGAGCTCGCGAGCAGCCACGCCCGCGGTGATGATGCCGTTCTTGATGTTCCGCTCGTCGGCCTGCGACTGGAAGTTCGCGATCTCGGCCTCTTCCTTCTTCGACGTCAGCCACAGCGGCTTGAAGTCGAAGCGGTAGTTCTTCGGCATCGCGCCCAGCGTGGAGCGGATGAAGACCTGATCGAAGCGATCGAGTCCAGGGCGCAGGTCGGTGTTCTGGCGCGAGCGCACCTCGTCGTAGTAGTTGCGCTCGTCGTGCTCCCCCGTGGCGTTGAGCCCCTTGGCGCTCGTCCCGAAGAGCTTGGTGATCGGGACGCCCCAGGCGCCCGAGACGATGCCCATGTACTCGACGAGGATGTCGCGCACGCCGGAGAACTGCGTGGTCTTCTGCTTGTAGTCGTGCTTTTCCTTGTCGAGCAGCATCACGCGGTTGATCGACTTCTGTGAGACCGCGAGCGTCAGTAGCTTCTGGATCTTCGCCTCTCCCTGCGCCGTTCCGAGAAGCTCGGCGAGCTTGTCGAGCATGAGGATGTCGACGTTCGCCTCCCACACCATCGAGGCCACGCCGCCCGTCATCGCGTCGTAGTCCTGGATCGTGTCGATCACGTGCTGCAGGACGGAGTCGTGCCAGAAGCCGCGCGCGAAGAAGAGGTTCCTCGGCAAGCGTCGCCCCTCGAAGCGAATGAGGCGCGACCAGTGCACGCGCGCCGACTGCTCGCCGGGCGCGCCGATCATGTAGTAGGTCGGCATGCCGAAGTTCGGATTCCCGCGTCCGTCACGGCCGGCCCGGTCGTAGTCGATCTCGCCCGTCGCCGCGCACCACCAACGGTCGTAGATGTGGATGCCGCGGAGCTGACCCTTCTTGATGGTCTCGGGGATCAGCGGCTGCGAGAGATCGGCCTGCCCCGCGATGTCGAGCAGCGCCGAAGCTCCGCCGTAGAGGCGGGCCCACTTCTGCCCCTCGTTCCACTTCTGTCTGACGCCGAGGCGCGCCTCTTCGGCTTCGATCATTTGGGCGTTCGACTTGGCCGTGTCGTAGCCGTCCCATGTGAAGCTCCGCCACTCCCGCGTCATGTCGTCGGCGACGAGATCGATCCCCTTTCCCACGAGCCATGAGCTCGTGTAAGCGGCCTCGAGCGTCTGGCGATCGAGGATGACCGGAAGGACGTACTGAGAGAACGCGCGCTTGTCGCGGCTCGTCCCGAGCCCGGCCACGACGTTCTGCAGGCCGTCGGCGCCGAACCCAAAGTCGAAGACAGATCCGTCGGACGCCGCGCGTGCGAACGCCCGTTGCGCCGTCATCGGCGCCAACGAGAGCGAGTCAGCCCCCGGCAGTTCTCGAGGAGCGGCCCGGCCCCCGAAGCCAAGACCGCGCGCGAGTCGACCCCAGAAGCCCGCTTTTTCCATGGCGCCAGCGTGCCACCCCTGCGAGGCGCACCCCGAATCATGAGTTTGGGTGCGGTATTTGGGGAGCAATCCGCGTCTGGCACAGCCTGTGCGTCAGCGTGGCACGTATCCACCTAGCCCATCTCGCGATGTTCCATCCGCGTGCGACCCGCCTCCGGCGGCGCCAGCGGACGCTCCGCGCGGTGCGCCCGAGCCGGGCGACGGAGCTCTGGTACCGCGCGCAGCTCGACGGGATCGTCGACCGGCTTGAGCAGTCCGGCGAGGTGGTCGCGTCGGAGATGCGACCGCACTTCATGATGCGGGACGCGTTCGCCCCGGGGCTCGACGAGCTCCTCGCGCGCCTCGTGCACCGCATCGGACGGATCGACATCCTCGCCGAGCGACTCGTGAACGTCGCCGACCGGCTCTCGCTGGTCCGCCGCGGCCTCGCCGACGTCGACGAGCGTCTCGCGGCGGCAATCCACGACTCGATCGGCCTCGACATCTCGCCGATCCTGCGCATGCAGAGCGGAGACATATCGCCGATCGGAGCCGCCCTTCACCGGAAGGCGATCGAGAACGTCAAGCTCATCAAGTCGATCCCGGCTGAGTACTTCAGCCGCATCCGCGCCGTGGTGTCTCGTGACTGGGAGTCTGGCGCGCGCTGGGAGCAGGTCGCCGAGAGCATCCAGCGCACGAACGAGATCACGCGCAACCGAGCCGCCCTGATCGCGCGCGACCAGACGTCGAAGATGAACGCAGCCCTCAACGAGGTTCGCCAGACGGGCCTCGGGATCGCCGAGTACACGTGGTCCGGTGCGCTCGATCAGCGCGAGCGGCCGTCGCATCGTGCGATGGAGGGCAAACGCTGCCGCTGGAACGCGCCACCCGAGGTCGACGGGGAGAACGTGCACCCCGGTATGGCTGTGAACTGCAGATGCACGGCCCTGCCAATCGTGAACCTCGACGCGCTCGGGCCCGAGGGCGTGCACTTCTCGGAGGCCGCATGAAGACGCTGATCGGCTGCGCCGTTGGCGAGTGCGATGCGCGCGTGCTGCCCGACGACTTCCGCGCGTGCGGGTGGACTCGCGACGACCGCGGCCTAGCTCGCTGTCCGGCGCACCCGCTCACGGTGAGCGTGCGCGACGACGCGAAGACGTGCCGCGTGACTGACGTCGGCGCGCTCGACCTCGAGCCCTCGAAGCGCACGTACACGCCCGAGGGCTACCTCGTAGTCCCGGCGCGCATCGGGCGCGCGGGGAACGTCCAGCAGTACCGCGCGCGAGAGCTCGGCCTGGATGGTGGCGACAAGATCATCCGCCTACATCGCCCCGCAGACGAGGTGTTCTCACCCGAGACGCTCGCGAGCTTCGCCGGGAAGCCGATCTCCGACGACCACCCGCCCGAGGGCGTGAACGCCGGGAACTGGCGGGAGCGCGCCGTCGGCGACGTGGGCCCGGTGCGGCGCGACGTCGACTACATGCTCTCCGAGCCGTTCACGGTTCGAGATGCCGCGACGATCGAGAAGGTCAAGGACGGGAAGGTCCAGCTCTCGTGCGGCTACGACTTCGTCCTCGACATGACCCCCGGGGTCACGGCCCAGGGCGAAGCCTACGACGGCGTGCAGCGGCGGATCCGCGGCAACCACGTCGCGATCGTTGACCTTGCGCGCGGTGGCCCCGGTTGCCGCATCGCCGACAACCAGAACCAGGAGACGACCATGAAGATCACGATCAAGACAGTCGACGGCGGCCGCGAGCTCCGCTTCGACGTGGACGAGAAGGTCGCGGACTCGCTGCAGGACGCGATCGACCGCCAGCAGAAGGCCATCGTCGATGGCGCGGCGGCGCTCGACGCGGTGACCAAGGACCGCGACGGCCTCAAGGCGAAGGTCGCCGAGACCGAGGGCGTGCGCGCCAAGGAGCAGGAGGCCGCGAAGAAGAAGGCCGGCGACGACGCCTCGGAGATCGAGAAGCTGAAGGCCCGCGTCAAGGAGCTCGAGGCGGTCGACCACGAGGCGATCGCCGAGGAGCGCGCCAAGGTGATCGCCGACGCGAAGGCGATCCTCGGCGACGACGTCGACGTCGACGCCAAGGGCAAGACGACCGCCCAGATCCGCGCGACCGCCCTCGACAAGGTGCTCGCGGCGGATGGCCCGGCGAAGAACGTCGCCAAGGCCGTCCTCGGCGACACGGAGCCCGGGAAGGCGACCGAGAAGGACGCCCGCATGGCCTTCGACGCCGTCGTCGGCCACGTCGGCAAGGTCGCGAACGTGGAGGACGCGGCGCTCGAGCGCGAGACGTCCCGTGCCCTCGCGGGCGGCAAGGAGGCGCAGTCCGCCGGTGCGCGCGCCCAGGACGCGGCGGGCATCGAGGTCATCCGCGGCCGCACGCAGTGGATGGAAGACGCCCGCACCGGCAAGAAGCCCGGCTCGGCGAACGCGTAACCCGCCGGAACGAACGAAGGAGACAACGTCATGAGCAACTACGCCACCCTCGCAACGGCCGGCGGCCGCCAGTTCGCTGCCGGCAACCCGGGTCAGATCGCCGATCAGGAAGAGGCGCAGATCGCGACCCACATCAACCAGAACTCGGCGGCCATCGACTTCGGCGTCGCGGTCGCCCGTGATACCACGGTCGACGCCGGCTGCAAGCCGTGGTCGGGTGACTCCGACTACTTCCTCGGCGTCTCCGTGCGCAACCCGCATGCTCCGGCGGCGTCCGACGGCTACACGGTGAACTTCGCGCAGTACTCCGAGGTCCCCGTGCTCAAGGACGGCGTGATCTTTGTGCAGGCGGCCGAGGCCGTTCGCGCGGGGGATCAGGTCCTCATCATCACCGCGGGCGGCGCTGGCAACGGCACGGCCGGCGCCTTCGGCGGCAGCAAGGGCGGCGTCGCGGGCTCGGGGCGCGTCGCGATCCCCGGCATGAACGGGATCTGGATCGACACGGTCGCCTCGGGCGGCATCGGCCGGATCCGCATCAAGACCACCGGCACCGCGCGCACCACGACGTAAGTCGGCGGCCAACGACAACTCTCAAGGAGCACACGCACATGGAAACCATCACCGTCAACGTCGCTGACGCCGATTCGGGGGCCCCGAAGGTCGTCAAGCTGGGGGACGAGGCCGCGCAGCGCTACCGCGTCCTCGACGCGGGCCTGCGCAGCGAGTGGCCCAAGATGATCGCCACGCTCGGCGACAGCTACATGGGTCGCCGCTTCACCTCGCGCGACGCCCAGGAAGGCTTCAACTTCCTGATCGGGCAGCTCGCGTACCAGGAGAGCATCCTGCTCACCCGGTACTTCACGCAGATGCAGTACAAGGAGGCGCTGGCCGGCTGCATCTCCTATGAGGCCGGCGAGTGGGCGGAGACCGTCGACTACGACGTCTTCGAGCCGAAGGGCAACGCCCGCTGGGTCGATCAGTCGGCGAACGACGTCCCGGAGACGGACGTCGCCTACACCCACAAGACGATCCCGGTGAAGACGGGCGGCGTCGGCTATTCGTACACGCAGCAGGAGCTTATCGCGAGCGCCTTCCTGCGGCGCCCGCTCTCCGAGCGGCGCATGGCGGCGGCCGTCGAGTCCTACGAGCGCTTCGTGGACGTCGTGGCGCTCTCGGGCGACACGGCGGTGAACTTCACGGGCCTCGTGAACAACGCCAACGTCACGCACGCCGTCCGCCCCTCGGGCAAGGCGTGGGACGGCACGGCGTCGCCGACCGAGGTCGCGAGCGACATCGCCTACGCGATGAACGCGATCTGGACCGCCTCGGGCCGCAACGTGGTTCCGAACCGCGTCGGCATCCCGACGGCCGCCTGGGAGTGGATGGTCTCGACGCCCATGTCGAGCACCTTCCCCAACCGGACGGTCATCAACTACCTCCGTGAGAACAACCTCGCGAAGGACCGCGGCGTCGACTGCCAGTTCTTCCCGCTGTACTCGGCGGACGGGGCGGGCGCGACGTCGAGCAATCGCGTCGTGTACTACGACATGAACCCGACCACGCTCGTCACTCACATCCCCATGCCGCTGCGCTTCCTCGCGCCGCAGCTCGAGGGGTACAAGGTGACGATCCCGGGCATGTTCCGCCTCGGACCCGTCGAGGTCCGCCGCCCGACGAACGTCTACTACCAGGACGGCGTCTAGGCGACGCGCGCCCGCGGGGCGCAATTGGGGTGGTCGCGCCCGCCGCTGGTGAAGTGGCGGGCGCGATTCCTCAACCAAGTCACAAGGAGCAGGTATGCCGATCATCGAGAATTACGCCGAGCACCCGTTCGAGTTCCCCCAGGGCTCTCCCGTCGCCATCGGCGAGAAGGGCGAGACCTCCGTCAAGGCGATCCAGAAGACGCACGCGCTCATCATTCCCTGGCGCGTGAAGCCGGGCGAGCCGAGCAAGGTCCGCGTCAGCGACGAGTCGCTGAAGCTGATGCAGGCGGACTCGGTGGCGAAGGGCTGGTTCTCGCCGGGAAACCTCGCGCTCGGCGCCGAGCCGGAGAAGCCCGAGGAGCGCGCGAAGATCCCGACGCTCCCGTCGCCTCCCGCGCCGAAGAAGTCGCCCTCCGCTGCCGCTCCGAAGGAGCAGGCCAAGGCGTAGGTCATGACGCCGTCCGAGTTCAAGGCCGCGATGCCAGCGTTCCTCGATGAGGACGACTCGACGATTCAGCGCTGGATCACGCGTTCGACGCCGTACTTCAACGTCGACGCGTGGGACGACCTGTATTCGGACGGCCTTCTCTACTGGGTCGCGCACAGCATCGTGCTCGAGGGCGCGCTCGGCGCGACTCTCGCGACAGCGGGCGGCGGACAGGACGCCGTCGGCAAGGCGGTCGGCAAGGTGAGCGTGCGATACAGCGATCGAATCGTCGAGCTCAAGGCGAACGACCCCTACATGCGTACCACCTATGGGCAGGAGTACCGACGGCTCGCGAAGCTCGTCGGGTCCGTGCTCATCACGTCGGCGTGACACCATGAGCGTCGCCGTCATCCACGATACGAAGGGCGCCGGGGTTGCGGCGCTGGCGGAGCGCCTGAAGCGGCTCGCGGCGGGGCAGGTTCTCGTCGGCGTTCCAGCGGGGAAGTCGGAGCCGGACGGGACGTCGATGGCCGAGGTCGCGGCCACCGTAGAGTTCGGTCACACGGCGGTGCACCCCGACCAGCCCGAGCGCCCGTTTCTGCGCGCCGGCCTGCGCGCGGCCGAGACGAAGCTGAAGCCGTTGAGCGCTGGTCTCGCGAAGGGCGTGGCCGAGGAACGCATCGGGCCCGCGCAGGCGTTGGAGATGCTCGGCGCCTCCGCGGCCGGCGAGGTGAAGCTCTACATGGTCGGCCCGAACTTCGAGAAGAACGCCGACGCGACCATCGCAAAGAAGCACTCCGAGCAGCCGACGATCGACTCGGGCGCGCTGCGCCAGGACATCACGCACAAGGTTGAGTTCGGAGGCGGCTCGTGATCGACGTCTCCGAGATCGTCGGCGATCCCGACTTCGTGCAGCCGATCACGCTGCGCCGGCCAACCGCGACCATGTCCGGGGGCGTCGAACGCACGACGCACGACGACTCGACAATCCAGGCGGTCGTGCAGCCCGCCGACGTGCACGAGATCTCGCTTCTCCCTGAAGGCGCCCGCCTCGGCAACATCATCGCCGTCTACTCCACGACCGAAATTCGGGTCTCGCCGCAGGCACAGGACATTGTGATTGTCGACGAGATGTTCTACCGAGCGATCAAGAGCGAGCCCTGGGGCTCAAGCGGCTACTTCGTCGCGTTCTGCGAGGGGTACCAGCCGTCATGAGCAACCTCATGGAGGACGTGAACACGCAGATCCGTCGGCTGGTCGAGCGCGTGCTCTCGCTTCCGGACGGGTACATGCGCCCCGCGAACCAGCGGGCCGACGCGGGGAAGCAGACGGCGCCGTTCGGCACCGTGCTCATCATGAACGCCGAGAACGTCGGGTGGGCGGCGCGCGCCACCGAGGACGACGGAGCCGGCGGCCTCAACGAGGTGCTCGAGGTTCCCGTTCAGGTCGTGGCCTCGGTGCAGTTCTTCAAAAACGCGCCGCGCCCGGCCGACCTGCGCGGCGCTGCGATCTCCGACGATGTCTCGATGTACACGAGCGTGACCAACGGCGGCTTCGACATCCGCGTCGACGGCAGCCTGGTCCAGCTATCCGCGCTCGACCTCAGCGCGGCGACGAGCATGGCCGACGTCGCGACGGCCCTGGCCGGCGGGCTGGCCCTGCCCGTGACGTGGACGGGGAAGCGATTCGTGATCTCGGGCGTCGCGACGGATCAGACCGGCGCGGTAGGCGCAGCGTCGGCGCCGACGGCCGGCGGGTCGCCCGACGACGTCTCGACGCTGCTGGGACTGACGCTCGCCGCCGGAGCGTCGCCGTCCGACAACAAGAGCGGTTTCGCCAAGTCGGGCCTCGATGCGGTCGATCTCGCGCGGAGGCTCACGCTGGTCCTGCAGTTCGGGCAGCACGCCAGCTACATGCAGGCCGTCGGGCTCGGCTACCTGCGCGCCGGCCAGGTGCGCGACCTCTCGTTCGTTACCGACAGCAACTTCGAGAGCCGCGCTTCCGTCGACCTGACCTTCAACTTCATCGCCCGGGAGAGCCTCCCGGTGGCGGCGTTCGAGCCGCCCTTCGAGATCGGCATCAAGGCCGAGGCGCCCGGCGGAGCCATCCGCGACGTGGACCTCTCCGTAACGCCACCAACCTGAACACCGAGGGCACACCATGCCGCAGAATCTTCCTGTCTCCGACCTCGTCACCGTCTCGGTGAGCGTCTCGCCGGCTCCCCCGCAGGGCAAGAGCTTCGGTGTGCCGCTCATCCTCGGCACGTCCGCCGTGCTCCCGGTCTACGACCGCGTGCGCACGTACACGAAGCTCTCGGGCGGCGTCGATGCCGACTTCGCGAGCAACACGCCCGAGTACAAGGCCGCGGCAGCCGCGTTCGGGCAGAAGCTCGCATCCGTCAAGATCGGTCGCCAGTTCACGGCGGCCCAGTCCGGCACGCTCCGCGGCGGCACCGCATCGAGCACGCTCTCCGACTACACGGGGATCACGAACGGCGGCTTCGACATCGCCATCAACGGCGTGAACAAGCAGATCTTCGCGCTCGACTTCTCCGCGGCTGCCGACATGGCCGGCGTCGCGTCCGTCCTGCAGACGAAGCTCGCCGCGGCCGTCGGGTCGACGACGTGCACGTGGGACGCGACGAACAAGCGCTTCATCATCACCGTGGCCGGTTCGACGGGCACCGGCTCGACGATTGGGTACGCCGTGGCTCCGACGGGCGGCAGCTCGCCGACGAACCAGAGCTCGTTCCTGAAGCTCACCTACAACGACGGCGCGCAGGCGTCCGCTGGCATCGCGATCGAGACGGTGACGGCGGCTTGGACGGCGAGCCTGGCGGTCGACGCGGGCTGGTACGGCATGTACATCTGCTCGACCACGGTCCAGGACTCGAAGGACTCGGCGGCCTTCGCCCTCGCGAATGGCTTCGTGTTCTTCGACACGATCGCGGACGCGAACGCCGAGGATTCGACGGCGACGAGCGACCTGGCCTACTTCCAGAAGAACGCCGGCAACCGGCGCGCGGCGATGTTCTTCGACAACGTGAACAGCGACAAGTTCATCGGCATGAGCGCCCTCGCGCGCATGCTCTCCGTCGACCTGACGCAGCCCAACTCGGCCGCCACGCTGTGGGGCAAGCAGGCCCCCGGCTACGCGCCCGTCTCTATCACGGAGACGCAGCGTCTGGCGCTCCTCGGCAAGAACTGCAACTACTACGGCAGCTTCTCGGCCGGCGGCTCCGGCTTCTCGATGTTCGACCCGGGCCGCATGGCGGACGGCAGCGCGATCGACGAGGTGATGAACCTCGACTGGTTCGCCGGCCTGGCGCAGAACAACGTCTTCACCGAGCTCGTCACCACGACCACGAAGATCCCGCAGACCGACGATGGCGCGGGGCGGCTCGTGAAGGCGATCCGCATGGCCTGCGAGTCGGCGCGCACGGCCGGCGTGTTCGCGCCCGGCTACTGGACCGGGCCCGACGTGGGCAGTGTCAAGACGGGCGACTACCTGCCGCTCGGCTACTACGTCTTCGCGGCTCCGGTTAGCTCGCAGTCGGCCAGCGACCGCGCCGCCCGCAAGTCTCCGCCGCTCACCGCGATCGCCATCCTGGCGGGCGCGATTCAGAGCGCGGCCGTCGGCGTCACCATCCAGCGCTAAGGAGCCACGATCATGAAAGCGATTCACACTCAGGCGTACAACCTCCTGGTGTCGGCGCCCCCGCTGATCCCGACGCACCGCTGCTCGCACTTCTCCGACGGCGGGGACGCCATCGTCGTCAAGCGCGACGACCCGACCGTGAAGACGATGGTCGGCATGGACGGCAAGGGCGCCGTGCTCGTCACGTCGAAGCGCTCGGGCACCATCACCATCAAGCTCGAGCAGACGAGCCCCACGAACAAGGTGCTGGCGGCGATCATGTCGCTCACCGAGGGCGGCCCGGGAACCTTCGCCCCGATCAACGCCCAGTTCGGCGACGTCTACAGGCAGGACGTTTTCGCCGGCACGTTCGGCGTCATCACGAAGTGGCCGGACATCTCGAGGGGCGACGACTTCGACAAGCCCGAGTGGGAGATGTGGTTCGAGCGCCTCGACCTGGTGCTCGGCGATCCTCTCTTCGCGGGGCTGGCGACCGCGGCGGCCGAGGCGTCGTTCTAGGCCATGGCCACCACGACCGCCAAGACCTTCACCGAGGCCGACGGAGCCGAGCGCGAGTTCGCGTTCGGCAAGATGAACGCCGTCGACGCGGTGAAGGTCTACTACCCGCTGATCAAGATCCTGCCGCCTCTCTTCAAGGCCCTGGCTCCTCTCGCGGCCAAGCGTGAGGACGCGAAGGCGGAGTCGGCGGGGCCCGCGGCGGTCATGAACCCCGGCGCGGTGCTCGACGCGCTGGCCGGGGCGGCTGCTGACGACCAGCTCGGAATCATCATCGACGGCATCACGTCGCGGCTCACCTCCGACGAGCTCATCGCCATGATGAAGCTCGTCTTCAAGTCGGTGCGCGTCCGAATCCCTGGGAGCGAGGGCGGCCAGGTGGTCGACATGGACACGCACTTCAACGCCGGGCTCTCGCGCACGATGCTGCTCGTGTTCGTCGAGGCGCTGAAGGTGAACTTCAGCGATTTTTCCAACGCCGCCCGCTCGGGTTCGCGCCCCGCCGGGGCTCCGGCGGCGTAGAGCCGATCGTACCGGCGAACATCGATCCGTACATCTGGAGGCCCATCGGAAGAGACCCGCCGCTCTGCTCTCTCGACGATCTCCACACGAAATACGACTTCGACCAGCTCGCCGACATGCACGAGTTCATGGACATCGAGGACGAGTACTCGCGGCGGGCGCAAGCCAAGGCTGAGGCAGAAAGGAAGCGGCGTTGACGGTCGGAATCTACGCTCTCGTGAATCGAACGACCGGCCAGATGTATGTCGGCCAGTCCATCGACATCTCGAGAAGGTTCGCGCAGCACTTCCGATTGCTCAAGCGGGGTGCCAATCCTTGCCCCGAACTCCAGGCTGCCTTCAATCGAGACGGGGCGGAAGCGTTCGAGCGCAGGATCGTCGAGGAGTGCGACGCCCATGCGCTCGATGCTGCCGAGCAGAGGCACCTCGACGCCGGCTTCGCATCTGGACTGCTCTACAACAACGCGACGCGCGCAGGATGGCCACCGGCTGGTCACCAGCACTCCGAGGCGGCCAGAGAAGCGGCCGGGATACGAAGGAAAGCGCATTTTGCGACCCATGACGGAAAGGCACGCTTGCTGAAGGCGCTCTCGTCCAGGTCTCCCGAGTGGCGGGAAGGCGTCGCCGCGCGCGGTCGCACATGGCGATTGAACGACGCCTTCGTCCGTCGTCACAACGAGGCCATGTCCGCTCGGTCGGAAAGTCCAGAGTGGCGCGCGCGCATGTCGGAGCGAAACGAGCGCCTGAAGAGCGATCCCGCGTGGCAGAGGGCGGTAGCTGATGGTCATCGCACCGACGCGGCACGAGCGAATCACGGCAACGCGACCCGCGCGTTCTGGGATCGTCTGCGCGCAGATCCAGCGGCGATGGCTGAGCACAAACGTCGCATCAGCGAGGGACGGCGCCGGTGAACGTCATCGACTCTTTCTTTGTGGCGTTAGGTTTTCGCGTCGACATGTCCGGGCTCAACGAGCTCAAGGCGAAGACCGACGAGGCGCGTGAGTCCCTGCTGTCGTGGGGGCACGCCCTCGTCGGTATAGTCGGCGGACTCGCGCTGCACAAGGTCGCCGAGATCGGATCCACGTTCGAGCAGAACCGCATCCAGATCGCCGGATTTCTCGAGGCATTCGGCAAGGCGTCCGACTTCAACGAAGGGCTGAAGCTCGCCGACGAGTCGATGCAGTCGATCCTGACTGCGGCTGCGAAGCTCCCCGGAGAGGCCGACGAGTACATCGAGGTGTTCCGGGCTGGGCTCCCGGTTCTCTCTGAGGCGATGCCGGGCGGGTCTCTGGCCCAAATGCGCGACTTCACGAATCACATCACCGCGTTGGGCAAGGCGATGAAGATCCCGTCGCAGCTCATTTCGCAGGAACTCGGCGAGATCCTTTCACCGGGCCAGGGCACTGCTCGGAAGGGGACGCCTCTCTTCGCGAAGTTCCTGGGCCTCATTCGGACGCTGCCCGGCCAGAAGAACATGGAAGTCAAAGAGTTCAACGCGCTGCCCTCGCAGAAGCGCCTTGAGCTTCTCCAGGCGACGTTCGCGAAGCTGCAGCCGATGCTCGACGCGTCGGCCGACTCGTTCGACGCGATGTGGGGGTCATTGAAGTCGGCGATCGATCTGATCACGAGGATCGGCACCGGCGGCCTCTTTATCGCAATGAAGAGGCAGATCGCCCAGTTCACGGCCGAGTTCGTTGACGACGAAGGCAAGCTCACGAAGGGAGGGAACGATGTCGTCGGCGTGCTGCGCAAGCTGTCGTCGGTCGTCATCACGCTGATGCGAGACGGGCTTCAGCTCACGTTTTGGCTCGCTGGTCTGGCCAAGCATTCGTTGGCGGTGAAGGTCGCTCTAGCCGGGCTCGTCGCGCTCATGGCGGGGTCGGTCTGGGAGAGCACCGTCGGCAGGGTCATCAAGTTCGCGTCGGCGCTGCGCGCTGCGACGCTGACGACGGGCCTGCTGGCGGTCGGCCTCTTCCTGGTGGCCGAGGATCTATGGGGCTTCTTCCACGGCGCCGATTCGGTCACCGGCATGCTCGTGAAGAAGTGGGGGCCGGCGGTCTACTTCGTGTGGGGCGCCCTCGGCGCGCTGGCGCTGGGCCTCGCGAAGGTCAGCGGCCTGCTTCCGATGGCGATCGGGCTGCTCAACTTCGCCGGCAAGACGATCGGAATCCTCGGCGGAATGGTGGGCAAGCTCATGGGGTTCATGGGCCCGCTGGTCGGGCGCGTCATCGCCATGGGCGTGGCCTGGGCCGTGGCGAACCTTCCTATCGTGCTCACGGTGGCTGCGCTCGGTCTCGTCGCCTTCGCCATCTATGAACTCTGGAAGAACTGGGACAAGGTCGTCGGCTGGCTCAGCGAGAAGTGGCAGGGCTTCGTCGATACGGTGACGGAGGCGGGCCACGCGTTGGGCCTGCTGACCGACCAGGAGGAGGCGGCGTACAACGCCGCGCACCGCCCCCAGATGATGCTGCCCGCTGGCCAGGGCGTCATGGCACCCGCGTTCGGACCACAGCCGCAGACCGTCGGGATGTGGGAGCCGCAGGGATTCAGGATGACGGGCGGAGGTGACTCTACCGTGAATCACGGCGACGTGCGCATCGACAAGATCGAGATCAACGGCGCCAAGGACCCGAAGGAGACCGGGCGCGAGGTAGCGCGCCAGGTGCGCACAGCACAGAGCGGGAGAAAGCGCTGATGGCCGTCTTCGCGTCCGGCGGGATCACTGCGGCTAGTCTGATCAGCGTGAGGCATGCGTTCCTCTTGGGCGGCGGACAGCCGGCAATCGAGTTCGACATCGTCGAGATGGAATCGCATAGCGCCGATCTCGAGGTGACCGACAATCCAGTCGAGACGGGAGTCGTCGTGTCTGACCACGCGTTCATGAAGCCGCGCGAACTGGAGATCCGCGGCGTCGTCTCCGACACGCCTCTTCGCGGCTACGACCCCACGACCGGCGAGCGAAAGACCGATCGCTTCTATTCGTCCTCGAAGCAGACGAGCCGTTCGGCCTCGGCCTGGGAGATCCTGCGCGCCCTGCAGACATCGGCGGAGCCGTTCTCGATCCAGACCGGTCTGGAGTTCTACCAGAGCTTCGTCATCGCTAGCCTGAGCGCCGATCAGGACGCGAGCACGGAGAACGGCCTGGTGTTCCGGATGCGGCTGCGCGAGGTCATTCGGAGGAGCACGCAGACGGTCACGTACCCGCCGCGCGCCGCCGGCAAGCCGCACCGACAAGCGTCGAAGAAGGCCGAGGGCGGCGAGAAGAAGACGGCGGCCGTCACCGACGAGCAGAAGGCCCAGACCCTTGCGTTCCAAGGCATGCCTGCATCGGTCAGAGAAGGCTTTCAGAAGAACGGGGTTGGGGGCGCGTTCTCTGCCGGCGTCAAACTGCTCACCGGTCAGTGATGCAGGAACTTCCCTTTACCTCCAATCCGGCGCAGGCATTCACCGTCGCGCTTGGTGGAACGAAGTACGACATCACCGCGCGGTACAATGACCTCGCCGGGTACTGGACCTTCGACCTCACGCGGACGCAGGATCACGCGGTTCTCGTCTCTGAGGTCCCGATCCTGATCGGGCAGGATCTGCTCGGGCCCTATGCTCTCCAGGTCGGCGGCCTCGTCGCGACTGACCTATCAGGGGTCGGTCTCGACGCGGGGCCCGACGACCTCGGCGATCGCGTCACCGTGACGTGGCTGAGCCCCGCCGAGCTCTCCGCGCTTGCGGCCCTGGGGGCGGCGCTGTGAGCGAGTCAACGCTCCAGTGGGGGCGCGTCTGCCAAGTGATCACCGGCGCCGGAGGCAATGGCCTGCTCGTCGAGGACCTGCGCGTCACGTTCGAGATCACGAAGACGATCCTGCGCTCGCCGAACACGGCGGACGTGAAGATCTACAACTTGCACCCGGACAACGAGGCGAAGATCAAGGGCGAGTTCGACGAGGTGCTCGTGAACGCAGGCTACAAGAACGCCGCGCAGCTCCTCTTTCGCGGGAACATCCGGCACACGTTCAGGTATCGCGACGGCAACGACTGGATCACGCAGATCGACGCGGCCGACGGCGACCGGGACTTTCTGCATGCCCGCATGGTGGTGTCACTCGCGGGTGGCTCGACGACGCAAGACCTGATCGACCACGTGGTCTCGTCGTTCGAGACGACGAAGCTAGGCCACTTTGTGGTGCCCGCCGCGAAGCGCATCCGGGGCGCAGTCTACGCCGGGCCGACCCGCGAGGTGCTCGACCGCTTAGCGGCGACGCTCGGCGCGAACTGGTCGATCCACAACGGCGCTCTCGACATCGTCTCGGCCGACTCGACGTTGCCGACGCAGGCGATCGTAGTCAACGCCGACACGGGCATGCTGGGTGCTCCGGAGATCGACGACAAGGGGATCACCATCAAGTGCCTGCTCAACCCGAAGATCGTTCCGAACGGGAAGATCTGGCTCGACAACAACGACATCCAGCTTCGCGTTCGCAAGGAGCGAGAGCAGGCGCCCGGCGCGAACAAGCCGAGCCCGAAGAAGAAGCAGAAGGAGATCGCGCGCCTGGACCCCGATGGGGTCTACAAGGTCTATCGCGTCACGCACAAGGGTGACACGCACGGCAACGAATGGACCTCTGAGGTGCACTGCGTGGGGCTGGGCAAGGCGATCCCCGCGGAGGCGCGCGCGGCATGAGCGAGGACGTCAACGCGTCTCTGCAGCGCGATCGCCAGTGGGCCGCCGAGGACACCGACGCCATCCACGAGGCGATTGAACAGCGCCTGATGTCGGTGAACACCTCGTGCCCTGGGATCGTGCAGTCGTTCGATCGGGCGAAGCTGACGGCGGTCGTGAAGCCCGTGCACGACATGCTGTGGCTCGAGGACGACGGGACGGTCGCGACCGTGCCGTACCCGCTCTGCACGGACGTCCCGGTCGTCTTCCCGCAGGGCGGCGGCGTCGGCCTCTTCTTCGACGTGGCCGCGGGCGACGAGTGCATCCTGCACTTCTCCCAGCGGTGCATCGACGAGTGGTGGCAGCTCGGCGGGTCGAGGGTGCCGGGAGAGCACCGCTTCCACGACGCTTCCGACGCGATGGCGGTGGTCGGCATCTCGAGCCAGCCGCGCGCCGCGCAGCTGGTCGGCGGGGTCAGCGCTGGCTGCGCCGAGCTCCGAACGCTCGACGGTGCCACGGTCGTGCGCGTGCAGCCCGGGCTCGTGACGCTAGGGGACGCCGGCTCGGCGGGGTTCTTGGCCTTGGCTTCGAAGGTCAAGGACGCTCTCGACGCGATCAAGACGCATACGCACGGCTCGAACGGCGGCGGTCCGATCGTGGCGTCACCTGAGCTCGCAACGCTCGCCACGGCCGTCGCTGCCAGCAACGTGAAGGGATCCTGATGGCCACGCCCACCGTCCGACGCAACGACGCGAACCACGACCGCACCTTCGGCGGGTCGATGCGCAACATCGCGTCGGGCTCCGAGTCCACAGAGCAGCGCCTGCGCTGCAAGCTGCTCTATATCTACGGGGAGTGGTTCCTCGACACCGACGGCGGCGTGCCCTGGTGGCAACCCGACGGCTCCGACACGAAGCCAATCATGGGGGTCTCGCGCGACCTTCGTTACGCTGAGTCGGTGCTGAAGGCCGCCATCGTCTCGGTGCTGGGAGTGAAGTCGCTCGACGCGTTCTCGCTCAACTTCAATTCGACAACGCGCAAGCTCGCGGTCTCTTTCGCCGTCACCGACGACGACGGCAACCCAATCACCATCGACGACGCGGGGCCCTGACCATGCCGCTGATCTACATCGACGACACCGGGATCCACGCCGCGCGCCTCGACGAGATCAAGGCGTACGTCGAGAGCGTGCTTCGTGGCATCTACGGGCTCGACATCGACCTCTCGACGGAGACGACCGACGGGCAGCTCGTCGGGACGCTCTCGGAGGTCTGGTCGGACATCCTCCAGGTGTGCGTGCAGATCTACAACGCGCGGTCGCCCGCCGGCGCGACCGGCGCGGCGCTCGCGCGGCTCGTGAAGATCAATGGCGTCACGAAGAAGGACCCGGCGCCGAGCACGGGGACGGCGACGCTCACGAGCGCATCAACGACGACGGCCGGCGTTCTCGTGCCGGCAGGATCGCGCCTCGCGAACGCGCAGCCGGGCGTGGCGGCGACGTTCATGACGACCGCGGACGCGACGATTCCGGCCGGCGGCGGCACGGTCGACGTCGGCATCCAGTCAACGGTCAATGGCCCGATCCCGGGCAACGCTGGCGACCTCACGAACATCATCACCGTGATTCCAGGCTGGGCCAGCGTCACGAACGCAGCCGATGTCACGCTTGGCACGACGGGCGAGACGGATGCGCAGCTCCGCACGCGGCGCGCGGCCTCGGTGGCTCTCCCGTCGCAGGGCATTGTCGACGGTCTCCGTGCTGCGATCCTGCAGCTTTCGGGCGTCGAGCAGTGCATCGTGCGCGAGAACCCCGAGGACACTGTGCAGACGCTCGCGGACGGCGGCACCCTCGCGCCCCATGCGATTCAGGTCATCGTGAAGGGCGGCGACCATGCCGAGATCGCAAAGACGATCTGGCTGAAGAAGAGCGCCGGCGTGACGCTCGTCGGTGCCATCACCGCGACCGTGACTGACTCGCAGGGCGTCGACCACGACATCAAGCTCGACGACCCGACGCCCACGCCGATCTATGTGAAGGTGAACACCACGAGCGCGCTCTCGGGCGACGTGCAGACCGCAGTCAAGAACTCTATCGTCGCGCGCGGCCAGGGCCTTCTTAAGCTCACTGGTGTTCCGCTGCCGGGTTCGCAGATCGGCGAGGACGTCTCCGTATCCGACATTTACCAGGCGATCGCCGTGCTCTCCGTGACGACCGTCCCCGGCCTCAAGGTCAATGAGATCGACATCGGGACGTCTCCGAGCCCGACGACCGACACGCCTGTGGCGATCGCGTTCGACCACATCGCGACGTGGGACCCTGCGCATATAACGTTCAACCCGCCGTAGGCGGCATCATCACGGGCAACTGCAGGAGCCCGTAGACGTTGATGGGGTAACACAGAGGCCAGACTCCGACATGCAGGGCAGGTTCGTGGTGTCATACCCGCTCGGGCAATGACCGCACGAGGAGCCGTAGTACGTGCTGTACGGCACCTTATTGCTGTCGATGCACAGGGAACCGCTGTTGTGGATGGCCGATGTCTCCGGGCACGCGGGCCACTCCGGGGAAACGAACTTCGCCGCGGCATCCTGGCATCGTCCGCGAATGCACACGGCGCCCACTGGACAGAGAGCGCCGCAACTACCGCAGTTTCTCCAGTCATTTCCCTTGGTATCAATGCAAACGTCACCGCACAGATGCCGCGTCGGAACTGTGTTGCTACCCTGGCTGAGTTGCCACTCGTTCAAGCACTGCTCGGCGTGAGTCGGATCTCCAGGTACGCATCCGCCGAGTCCGCAATGTGTCCCGGCGTTGCAGCCAGACGGACAGAACACTCGGCATTGCGGCTTTCCATTGGCATCGCACGCCTCGGTAGGGCCGCACATCCAGGGCTGGTCGAGACAGGTTAGCGGCACGCCGCTTCCGCCCGCTCCGCTATCGGAGCGTGCATCGCCAGCGTCTGTCAACGATCCACCGCTTCCCGCGGCGCCCGCGTCGTTCCCTGCCGCTCCGCCCGCGCCAGCGCCGCCAGCCCCCGCCGCGCTCCCGGCCTCGCCGCTGGTTCCCGCGCCGCCGCTCGTGCCAGCCGCTGCGCCAACGCCGGCCGAGCTGCCGCCCGCGCCCGCGCCGCCGCCATCAGGCGCGCCGGCTACCGCGGACACGCCGCCGCACCCCGCCACGAGGACCGCCGCCAGCACCAGGAACTTGGTCATGGCCTCAAGGGTGAGGCCGTGGGCGGCCCGGCGGCAAGCTGGCAGCCCGTTCAGGTACCCGTAGGGGTGCAACCCGGCGGCGCGCGCGGGGCTTTTGGGGCTTTGCCGCCTGCGCGGTGCACCGTCAGCGTCGGATGTCGATCTCGATCAACGTCACGTCCGCGCCGGCCGGGCCGGACGATCCCCTCGTGTTCGAGGTGCTGGCGAGCGGATCGATCGACGGCGTGACGGCGAACGTCACCGATCCCGGCGGGGCGGTGGTGTCCGTATACGACAACGGCGACGTCGCGGGATACACGTCGACCAGCGAGGCGATCACTGGCGGTCTGCGCATCACCGTGCGGCGCCTGTTCGGCTGGTGGCTCGGCGCACTCTCGGTGCAGGTGAACGCGGGCGCCTCGGGTCCGTCGGAGACGCTCCTCTACGACAGCGGCAACATGCCCACGGTCCGCAACATCAACGACCCCAATGCCGACTACGTCTTCGCCATCCCGGGTATCAACACGTTCGGCACCGGATCGCTGAAGCTCGTCGTTACGGCCGACATCGAGCACAACTCCGGCGGCTTCCAGACCACCGTGGGCCTCGCCGACCCCGGCGCGGTGTCAATCGACGCCGCGACCGGAGCGCTTGCGTTCTTGAAGCCGGCCACGACGCCCGGCAGCAGCTACGCCACGTTCACCTACGTCGACAATGCGACGCTCGACCCGTACTCGCTCTTCACCGGCAGCGGCACGGCGAAGTCTCTCTACTTCCACACGCCCTTCGCGTTTCCGGCTGGCGCTGGCGACTTCAACATCAAGAACATCAACGTGCAGGTGTACTCCGAGGGCGGAGGCACCGAGAGCGCGACCACGACGAGCTCGTTCACGGTCGCGGCGCCGGGCGGCGCGCTGGTCACACAGGCGCGCTCGCGCGTGATCCTCCAGTACCAGAACAGCCCGAAGCTGCTCAAAGAGATCGAGCTGCACGCGATGATCGGGCAGCAGGTCATGGACTTCTTTGCGTCGCTCCCGCCGCTCGACGACCCCGCGAACGCGACCGGCGTGAACCTCGACGTGGATGCCGAGATCGTCGGTCAGGGACGCCAACTCTCGAACGGCGACACGGCGACCGACGGCGAGCTACGCGTACTGATCGGCGCGAAGATCACGCGCAACACGGCGCGGGTCTCGAACGCCGACTACCTGGCGTCGATGGTGCGGTTCTTCGGGGCGAAGGTGCGTCTAGACGATCACGGGGCCATGGCGCTTTCCTATGTCGTGATGCGCGAGCCGACTGCCGACGAGGTGGCGGTGCTCGACGAGGACATCGTCGCGCGACCGATGGGCGTGAAGGTCTCTCGCTCATGGGCGCCGTCCATCTACTTCGGGTACGCCGGCGATCCGTCCGCCAGCGGATACGGCGTCGGTCACTACGTGGAGGGATTCTGAAATGGCGAAGACACCGGTTACGCAGCCCGAGCCGCAGGATCATGAGTTCTTCGAGAGCGGAAACCCGTCGGACATCAACGACCCGCCCTCGGCGGGCCTGCTGGGTACCGGATATGTCGGGGCCGCGATTCCAGATGCTCGCGACCACAACTGGCTGTTCCGCGAGCACGATCGACTGAAACGCTTCTACATCCAGCGCGGCCTGCCGAACTGGAGCGCGTCCGAGACCTACCAGGTTGGAGACATCGTGCGCTACAGCGGGATGTTTCTCGTCTGTGTGGTCGCGCCGACCGTTGGCTTGAGCCCGCTCACGAACTTCAACCTCGCCGGGCGGTACTGGGAGCCCGTTCCGGTGTCGCAATTCGGCACCAACAGCGCGGCGACCGACACGACGCCGATCTATCGAGCTCGCAATAACCAGAGCTACCGGGGCAACGGGTTCGACCGCCTCGGGTTCCGCGACGGACCCCGCGTGCAGAACTGGGACGAGAACTGGCGCGGGAGCGAGGTGCTCAGCGCGACTGGTGTCCTCGAGAAGACGGGGATCATCTGGAACACGACTGTCGTCGGATCGGGCGTGGGCGTGAGCGTCGACGACCCGACGGGGCCGCTTCATTCGCGCTCAGCAAAGATCCAGATCTTGACCGGCGGGAGTGACGAGTGCCGGCTCCTCAGCGATCCGCTGTCGATGTTCGATGACAACGTCGATGCGGTTATCGAGGGCACGTTTCGCACCGGGGCTAACGTTGACCTCCAGCGGATCTCGCTCGGGATGGTCAACATAGGAACGGAGTTCTACGGTTCGACGAACGCATTTATCGGCGGCGTGCTCTACAAGGGCAACGTCGACGCGAACCTAATGGCGGTGTGCGGAGACGGCACAACGCTTGGGACACCCGTTGATACCGGCGTCGCGATGTCCGCGAACACCACCTACGACTATCGCATCGAATGGATCGGCTCGTCGCAGGCGCCCGACGGCGGCCCGACGAGGTGCATGAACTTCTACCTGAACGGCAACCGCGTCGCGCAATTCACGGCGAACCTGCCGAATGGAGGCGGCTCGACGTCGCTGTCGCTGGTCATCGCGCAAAAGCGCGACACGGGGGCGTCGGCGCGGCAAATCTCCGTCCTGCCCATGCGGTTCTCGGCGCGGATCTACTAAGCCATGAGTTTGGGGCGAAGGGCGAAGACGGGACACGGTGGCGACAGATGACGCCCTCACCCCACGACCGATCCCCGCGCGCGGTGACGCAAGGAGCCCGCGACAAGCAGGCCCGGCTGCAGCGCGAGATCGAGCGCGAGGCGGCACGCGTTGCCGAGCTCGAAGGGAAGCTGGGCGCGGCCGCGGGGGCAGCGGCGGACGCGCTGACGGCGCTCGCGGCTGAAGAGGCGGAGGCGCAGCGCGCGAAGGTCGAGGCCGAGGCGTCCCGCTTGCTCGCTGCCGCGAAGCTCGAGGAGGCCCGCGCCATCCTCGCCGGCCTGACCGCGATGAAGGCCCAGGCCGAAGCAACGCTCGAGCGGATCGCGAACCAGCAAGGCCAGTTCGGGGCCCGCCGAATGACGGCTGAGGCCGAGATCAAGCGCGCACGCGACGGCGTCGGCGTGAAGCTGCGCGAGTCGACGGGGCGGCTCGAGGATCTGCGCGGGCGGCTGGCGCGGCACCTGAAAGAGTGGCCCGAGCTCGGGGTTCCGCCATCGTGAGCGACCAGCCCACTGGCGAGATGACCATCACGGAGAAGTCGCACGTGCGGCTCTCTCTGCCGACGGCGATCACCGTGGTCGGGGCGCTGATGACCATGGCCGCCTCGAGCGCGATGGCCTGGTACGCGCTCAAGGAGAAGCTCAACGCGCACGCCGAGAACGTGAACGTGCACCTCGACGCGAACTTCATCCGCGAGCACGGCGTTCCGGTCGGAAAGTGGGACCTCGCGCCGCGCGACGAGGCCACGGCGAAGGCTCTCGAGGGTCTGCAGCGACAGGCCGACTACGCGGTCAAGAAGGCCGACGAGGTCGCCGCGCAGTTGAGCAACACCAAGCCGCGGTGGCGGCCGTGAAACCCCGAGGGCGGAGGCATGGCGAACGATGAGCGCAACGGCGGCGGCAGTCGAGGCGATCGAGGACGAGACGACGCCCCGGACGACTTCGGAGGCCCTGAAGACGAGACCGTCGTCATCGTCTCGGGGTCATACACACTCGCCGCCGTCGGTCGGCTTGCTGACGGCCTCCGAGGAGTTGTTGCTCTGTGCGACTGGCTTCGAGAGGGTGGCACAGCCTCTTCGGTCGCTGAGCGCATCGCGGCGCTAGGCGAGCTCGCCGAGAAGTTCGGAGACGTCTCGATCCTCGCCGACGGAACGAAGCGCGCGGTCGCGCGGCTGAAGGCCGAAGAGGAAGCGCGGCTCCGCGGTCCCTGATCTTGGGTGAGCGGCACGCGCGGGCGCACAACGGACGGGCGAAGGGAGACACGACATGGACGCGATCCTCGTTTGGTTGAAGCACGGCGTGACGGCGCTCGGTTTGAGCGCCCCGGCTTGGATGCTGGTGGCCCTGGCCTTGGGTCCGATCGTCGAGTGGGCGCTCGGGCGCTTCGCGCCGACGAAGTGCGCCTCGCTGATCGCGCTTATCGCAACTGGGCTCCGCGCGATCCTGACGATCACTCGGCTGGGCTCGATCCCCATCATCGGCACCGGGATCGTGCGCATCCTCGAGACGATCGCCGGCGTCGACCTCGATGGGGACGGGCTGATCGGTGACCCGCCGACACCGCCCGCCCCGCCGCCCCGCATCGCGATCATGGCGCTCGTCGGCGCGGTCGCATTCGGCTCGGTCGGGTGCGCGACGGTGCAGCCAATCGTAAAGGACGTCGTGGCGTGCGCCGGGCCAGCCTGCGCGGACCTCGCCACGAAGCTCTTGCCCGCCGCTGAGATCGTCCTCGAGTGCGAGATATCGACGGGCGGCCAGTCCCTCCCCGCGTGCGCCCAGCAGGGCCTCGCGGCGCTGGCTGACGCGCTCGGATCGGACGGCTGGAGGATCGTCGGCTGCATCGTGAACGCGATCGAGAAGGACACGACGAAGTCGCCCGAGCTTCGCGCGCGAGCCAAGGCGGCCCGGGTCATCGCGGCGCGAAAGACGAACGGCCGATGAGCGTCGCCGGACACGCCTCGATGAAGCTCGGCAAGAAGGCGCCGAAACACGACCCGCGCACGCTGCGCATGGCGCGCTACCTGACGGCGGATCTGCCGCCGGCGCCGCCCGTCGTGATGCCGCCGATCATGCGGCAACTAGGGATGATGCTCAATGACGCGCTCGGCATCTGCACATGCGCGGCCGCGGGGCACATGGTGCAGGCGTGGACCGCGGCGAACGGCTCCGAGGTGGTCGTGCCGGACGAAGCGATCCTACGGGCCTATGAGGAGTCGTGCGGGTACAACCCGGCCGACCCTTCGACGGACCAGGGCGGGATCGAGCTCGACGTGCTGGCCTACTGGCGGCGCGTCGGCATCGGCGGCCACAAGATCGGATCCTTCGTGGCGCTCGACCCGCGCTCGCGCGAGCACCTCAAGGCCGCGTGCTTCCTGTTCGGCGGCGCGTACATCGGCGTCTCGCTTCCGGTCGCGGCGCAGAACCAGATCGTATGGTCGCTCTCGATTGCGGGCACCGACGGAGACGCCACGCCGGGCTCGTGGGGCGGTCACGCCGTCTGCATCGTCGGCTACAACGAGACGGGGCCGCTCTGCGTGACGTGGGGCCAGGTCAAGCAGATGACGTGGGCGTGGTTCGACGCGTACTGCGAAGAGGCGTACGCCGTCCTCTCGGCGGACTGGGCGGACGCTGACGGAGCTCCCGTCGGGTTCGACTACTCGGCGCTGCAGGCGGACCTGCGGGCGGTGGCAGCGTGAGGCCGGCGGTCTCGGGCGCGGCCATCCTGGGCGGCCTGGCCCTGCTCGCGCTGGCCGCCCTCGTGTGCCAGGGGTGCGTCCACCCGACGCCACCGCCGACGAAGCGCCCGTGCGCCGCGGCCTGCGGCCACCTGCACGACCTCGGGTGTTCGACGTCGCCGGAGCTCTGCGATCGCCTGTGCGAGCGGGCGGCGCCGAACCAACCCGACTTCCCCGGGTGCGTCGCGAAGGCGGCGACGTGCTCGGAGGCGGACGCCTGCCGGTGATCCGCGGCATCCTCACCTGGCTCTGTATCGGCGCTCTCGCGGGCCTGTGGCTCGTGCTGCTGATCGCGATCGGGCCCGGGGGCGATCACGAGTTCCTCGACGACCTGGACGACCTGTGAAGACGGAGCTCACACGCCACGGGACGTGGTTCGCGATGCGAGGCGTCTGCGAGTGCGGCTGCGGTCACACGCTCATCTCGGCCGTGGGGGCGACGAAGAAGGCGGCGGCCGACAACTTCGAACACGCGCAGAAGGTCGCGGCGTCCGTCGAGGCGGCGTTCGCGGAGACGAAGGAGACGCCAGCATGAACGCGCGCGGGATCGACATCTCCCACTGGCAGAACGTCACCGACTGGCCTGCGCTGTACTCGTCGGGCCTGCGCTTCGTGGGCCTCAAGGCGACGCAGGGGGCGACGGGCCTGGACTCGAAGTTCCGGGAGTACCGGGCCGCGGCGCGCACGCAGCCGTTCTTGCTCCGCGTCTTCTACGCGTTCCTGATGCCGGTCGTGAGCGGCGCCGACCAGGCGAAGCACCTGCTCGACGTGGTGGGCCCGCTGCTGCCGAATGAGCGGCTCTGCGTCGACCTCGAGCACCGGGGCGGGGACGGGCGCCTCGACGTGACGCTCGCCCAGGTGGACGCGTTCGTGGGCGAGCTGCTCGGCGGCGCGTGCGCGGACCGGCGGCCGCTGCTCTACACGTCGCGGAACATCTGGCGCGAGCTCGGCGACCCCGCGTGGGCGCTCGCGTCCGAGGTGGACCTCTGGATGAAGCGGTACGCGCGAGCGCCGGGCGAGGTGCCGCCGCCGTGGGCCGCCCGCGGGTGGACGGTGTGGCAGCGGTCGGAGAACGGGACCGCGCCGGGCATCGCCGGGCCCGTGGACATCGACGAGTTCGCTGGCGACGAGGCGGCGCTCGCGGCGTACGCGAAGCTGGGCGGCGCGGTGACGCGGACGGTGGTGGGGTGATGGGCCAGGTCTCGGCGAAGCTTCGGCGGAGCGATGGCACGGGCGACCTGATTCACTGGTGCCCCGGCTGCGAGAGCCTGCACGTTCTGCCCATCGTTCGCGGTGGCTGGACATTCGACGGCAACCTCTCGGCGCCCACGTACACGCCGAGCTTCCTGCATCTCTGGCACGAGGGGATCGTCGAGAAGCGGTGCCACTACATCCTGACGGCCGGCGTGCTGCACTTCTGCGACGACTCGTCGCATGCGCTGCGAGGCGCGGTGCCGCTGCCCGACCTTCCGAACGATGAATCTGTTGAAGCACCTGCAGCACAACCAAACAGAGGAGACCGAACATGAGCGTGAGAGCGAAATTCAAGGTGGACGCGATCGAGCGGACGATGCAGAGCGCGGCGAAGAAGGGGCCCGACGGCCTGGCGGTGAAGGACGATCGCGGCCACTACGTCTACGAGCCCTGCGAGATGTCGACGATCAAGATGTCGCCGGTCTACGGCAACGGCGACCCGAACCACGAGAACACGAAGTTCTGGCAGGCGTCGCCCTCGGGCTCGTTCTCCCTGAACTGCGTGAACGCCGACGCCGTGAAGCAGTTCGAACTGGGCAAGTCGTACTACCTCGACTTCACGCCGGCCGAGTGAATCCGTTTTGAGGGGCTTCGGGCCGCGAGCTTCGCGTTTCAGGACGCGCGGCGCACCTTCGGGAGGAGCGGCCCGGGGTCTCTCGTTTTTGCCCGCGGGCGCTCCTCAGGGAGCGCGAGCCGCCCAACAACGCGTCGCGTCCGACTCGTCACCCATCGTCGCAATTCCAGTAGACGGGAATTGTGACGTGAGTATACTAGTCTGTGTCGACGCAATGGAGCGGCGACAGAGACGAGGAGAGAGACGATGATGACGACGATGCAGACGATTCTTGGGACGCGCGGTCTTCGGCTCCAGCAGTCACCGGAGGATGCGTCATGGGCCACGGATAAGCCGCTCCCGCGCGACGAGGCTCGCGCTCTGGTCGCTGAGCTGTCGGCGGCAGGAATCGAGGCTAGCGACGCACTCGACAACGATGATCCCACGGTGGCGTGGGTGTATGTCACGAGAGACTGATCCTGATGCCCCTCATCTGCACGCCCACCGTCCAGTGCGACGCCCACGCGAACGGCGACGCGCGAACGCGCGACAAGTGCCCAGGTTGCTGCGACGTGCGCGGGTGCCGCGAGCCCGCGACCACCGAGGGTGGCCCTCGCGGGCGCTCCCTCTGTGACGGTCACGCTGCAGCTCGTGAGCGTGGGCGCGGGCGCCCGCTGAGCACCGGCAGAGGGACTATCCCGCCGATTCAGTTTCGCGTGAGCTCGACGGAGCGGGCAGCGGGAGAGCGCGCCGCCCAGCGAGCGGGCGTCACCGTGGCCCAGCTCGCTCGGACGGCGTATCTCGATAGAGTCAGGGAGAGCGAGGGCTAGCGGCTACCTGCGCGTCGGCGGCTAGTTCACGGGCGCGCCGGCCTCCCACGCCCGTCGGGACCCATAAAGCTCATGGCTGCACGCCGTCGGTGCCCCGAACTCTAGGCGCTCCGCGTAGTGCAGGACGAGACCGGGCGACACGGCGCCGGGAAGCATCCTCTCGTCGCTCACCGTGATCCGCCTTTCTTCGCGGCTTCGGCGATCAGGAACTCCTCGCCCTTCGCTTCAACGAGCTGGCCGAAGGTGATGAACTGCTCGGCGTTGCAGTGGTGCAGGCACGTCGGCCGGCGGCCCCGGTTGTCGACATCATCCGGGTCGAAGGGGAACTCGCCGTCGTGCCAGATCCAGACGTCGAAGCAGAAGTCGGGAATGCCGGGCGCGTTCGCTAGCCCCTCCTTCGGCGCAACCGTGGTCGCCAGGAACTCGACGACGGACCGAGCACCGTAGCCGCCCATCTGCGGGTAGCGCCACGTCGCGAAGCCGCGGCGCCCGTTGCCCCATTTGAGCGGCGCGTTGGCCGTGCACTGCTCGGAGGTCGGATACGGAGGCGTGTCACTCGGCACGGCCCGCTCCCTTCGTCCGCTTCTCAAGGCGCGAGAGAAACTCATCAATGCTCTCCCCCTCCCGCGGGACATCACCGGCCGCCTCAAGCGTGAACAACATATCGGCGACCCAGTCAGCGTAAGCGAGCGGCTTTCCGGTGCGCCACTCAACGACCTCGAACAACCCCGTGAAGCCCGACCGCTTCCGGTACGCCCGGGGAGCTGCAGCGACGATCTTCGCCAGCCGTTCGGCCTCACTGCGTTTCTCGCCAGGCACGTCGACGAACAGGAGCCGATGGTCGCTGTCGAAAAGCCCGTTGTCCCAGACGTAGATCATCTGTCCACTCCCTTCGTACGCGCGTCGATGCGGCTGATGAGGCCCGCGCAGAACGCATCCTCGACGGACGCCGCGTCGGTCTTCTCGCTGTGGATGTAGTCGCCGCGCTCGTCGTGCGAGAGCGCATTGACGTGCGCTCGCAGGCGGCGCAGGGCCTCGAGGAGCTCTCCGTGCTCTCTGGCGATGTCAGGAGCGGAGGCGATGAGGGCCGCGTTCTCGTTGCCGCGGAGGCCGTATACCTTCGCGACGACGATGCCGTTTCTGCCGCCGTGAGTGACGAACGTGCCCTCGTCCCCGGATTCGACGAGCCACGGCCCCGGGTTGATGCGGTCCAGGTCACCCACGGTCGCCTCCCTTGCTCGCGGCCTCGATGCGCGTCAGGAGGGCGCGGGCCTTCTCGACCCACGGCGGGGCTGCGCCAGGCCGTTCGTAGGCCAGCACCGAAAGGGCGAACGCCAGCGCATCCGCGAGCTCTGGCGCCGCCTCGGTGAGGGCGCGCGCGCGCGGTGAGGCTTCAAGGATTGCGAACGACGCTGGGTCCTTCCGCCAGCTGCCATCGTCAGGAAAGCCAGCCACTACGGACTGAGCGGTGTATTCGAGGCCGTGCTCCGAGATGATCGGCTCCAAGATTCCGATCACATCGCGCCCATTGGCGTCCGTCAGGGTGTGCTCATCGACCCATTTCCATGGAGTCGGGTGCTCGGACTCGCGATCCGCGAGGCGAAGCGGGCTCTTGTCGTCGTGCACGAGAGCGACGTAACCACCAAGCCTGGGCATTTCGGCGCTGTACTCCACCGCGGGCTCGCCCGCGCCATCTGCCGAGTAGTCATAGCCGACGCTCTGTGACCCGCTCGCCAGCGCGTTTCCCGCCCGGATGGCCTCGCCGAGCTTCGGGGCGGGGAATGCCCTGAGCATCTCCGCTTCGAACCACGCGCGCTCTTCCGGTGTCGCCGCCTTGAGCGCATTCCGCAGTTCATCATCGCTGACGCGCTCGCCCCTCTGCATGGCCTCCAGCGCGCGCCGGAGACCGTCGGGTCCGACATAGGCGCCCAGGTCTTCCTCTTCCACGATGCGGGTGTAGCGGTGCAGAGAATTCAGGACGACGCTGGATCGCTGGAACTCGGGCGCGGCGTCGACCCAGTTGACGCCGTCGTTCGAGAATTGCCGCTTCCTCTTCACGCCGCCCTCTGCTCTTCGACGACCAGGACCGCGATGCTGGCGGAAGCGTCGGCGGTGCTAGGCGCGGCCTCGCGGGTCGCGGGGCACCAGGCGCAGACCTCGACACCGGCCTCGGTGAGCGAGGGCTCGAAATCGTGGTCGCAGGTGGTCACGTCGTTCTTCGGCATGGCTCTTACCTCCCCTTCTTCTCCTTCTTCGATTCGGCGACGGCCTTGTCGAGAGCCCGAAGAGCCCAGACGTTGAGAGACCTGTCGTCGGCCTCCGCGGCCTCTCGGTACGCCTCTAATTGTTCCGGCGAAGGCCGGAGTTGCATGAACCTGACGCCCGCTTCGGGCGGTGCCTTGGGCATAGGGTCACCCTGCGCCGCCAAAATGGCGTAGTCAAGTGCAAAGTACAGTGACGCGCTGTGAACTAAAATCACACGCACCCAAAATAAATGTTGAATGAATGTACGATGGGTGTAGATTCTTATCCATGACGAACGCGACGACGACCGAGACGGAGTTCACGACCCAGGTTGAGCAGCACGCCTCGGGCCGCTACTGGACCTTCAAGGTCATCCACGCCAAGGGCGTCGCCGGCAGTGGATCGGCCGGGACCAAGGAGGCCGCCAAGGAGTCCGCCGTCGCCTCGCTTCGCTTTCACGCCAGCATGCTCGCCGCGATGCGCTCAGGGAATCTGGACACGCGCGGCGACTAGGTAAGTAGTGGCCCCTTCCCCCGCGCCAACGGGGGTCGGGGCCGAGCCAACAACCCGGTTCGACCCGGACTGTCGCTCCCCTGGTGAGGTGGACGCGAGTTTGGGTCGGCCTTCGAAAGAGGTCAATCCCATGTTCGCGATGTCCTTCCGTCTCCGTGACCCCCGCACGTCCCGCCGCCTGGCCGCCATCGCGCGCCGCTCCGTCGGCCTCCCCGCTGACGCCCGCGCGCCGCGCCCCACGCCGCCGACGGGCGTTCTCTCCCTCGAGCGGATGGCCGACCTGGTCGCCCGCGCTGAGGTCCGCTCGTGAGCTACGCCTTCGACGAAGGGGCTTACGAGGACGCGTTCCGCGAGTCGCACCCGCGGTGCGAGACCTGCGAGGAGCGGCTCTGCACGGCCGGCGGCCCGACGGCTGACCTCTGCGTGGGCGGCTGCCACTGGGACCACGAGCCGATCGCGTTCGAGCACGGTGGGCTCCGGTACTGCCAGCCCTGTGCTGACGACGCGCGCGCACTCCTCGCCGAGGACATCTCTGCCGAGCTTCGCCGCGCCCTCAACTACCCGTGGCCCTGCCCGACCTGCGGGTGCGAGCCCGAGACGGACATTACGTCGTCCTACCCGTGCGTCTCCTGCGGGTCGTGCTTCGACGCGGACCTCGTCGGTGACCCGCCCCGCTACGTCCCGTGCGCGCCCATCGGCGCGGGGCTCACGGTGGCCGAGGCGATCGCGAGCTGGAATGAGGCGGTCGAGGAAAGGGCGGCGCGCTCGTGATGGCCGCCCGCGACATCAACCCGCGCGAGCTCATCGCGCGGGCGCTGAAGGTGTCCGCCATGGTCACGCTCGTGCCGGCGTGCGAGACGAAGGCGCTCAACCACGCCTGCGCGGCGCTGCTCGAGTCGTGGCCCCAGGCGGATCGCGACGAGCTCGCGCGCGCGGCAGGCGTGCGCAGCCCCTCCGAGAAGACCTGGGAGCTTCTCTGCGACGTCGTGCGGCGGCGCCCGGTGCCGACCATGGACGACCTCGACGCGCACACGCGCGCCCTCCCGCTGCTCCGTGTCCTGAAAGGCGGTCGGTCGTGAAGCGCTCGAAGAAGCCCGAGGCGCCGCAGATGGAGCACGACCTCTACATGCGCGTGGTGTCGATGGACGCCGAGTCGGCGATGTCATTCGCCGGCATCAGCGCACGGCCGGTCGACCTTGGTCCGGCCGACCCGGAACGCTATCGCGATGGCGCGCGCGTGTGGGGCTTCCCGTCGCGTCCAGAGACCGCCGAGGAGAAGGCTACGCGTCTCTGGACCGTCAAGGAACTCGAGCGCCTCGACGCGAGCCGGAAGGTGCGCCGATGACGCCCGTGCGCGCGACCGTGATCCAGCAGCCGACGCCGCTCGAGCGCCTGATCGAGGCCATGGACTGGGCGGCCCGCAACGGCTGGATCGTCGACGTGGGCGGAGAGCACGGCATCCGCCACGGCACCATCTGCGGCGTCCGTCGCTGGCTCCGCCTTCACTCGGGCGGGGGCTACATCTCGCCGCTCGGCGCTGTCGTGCTCCGTGAGCAGCCGAGCGCGGTGATGATGCCCGAGGCCGCGGCCGAGGCGATGGGCGTGGGCGTGCCCTGGATCCTCGGCTTCGAGGCGGGCGCCGCGCGGCGCGATCTCTCTGGCCACTGGCGGGACGGCTTCAGCGCCTCGGTGGCGCTCGCGGGCTACCAGGCGGGCGTCGAGGTTCGGGCCTGGATCCTCTCGGTGACGTGCGCCAAGCACCCGGGCACGCGCTACAGCCGCGTCGGGGGCGTCTGCCCCTACTGCGATATCGCGGAGGCTCACAAGGACGACGAGTACCCAACGCACGGGGCCGGAGGCGACTCGTGAGCCCCCGCCTCACGCTGGGTCCGATCGCGACCACCGACGATGAGCGCCTCTCCAACCTCGCGCTCGCCTGGAAGACCGAGCCCACCATCGAAGGCGGCACGATCCGGTGGACGCTCGAAGCCCTGCAGGGCGCCCGGGCCGCGCTCGACGCAGTCAAAGAGGTCGCCGAGGCGATGCCCGCGGGCTCCCCGGAGCGCGCCGAGCTGCTGGAGATCGTCGCCGAGGGGCTCGCACTCCCGCGCGAGGACTGACGCGCGCGGGCGAGGCCCCGATCGAGGAGTAACCAACACCGCTGTCAACATTCACCCGTCCTTGATTCGGACGGGCAAGGTGAATCAGACAATGACAAAAGTCGATAATCAGCTCACGGGCGACGAGATCGCGGCACTCAGGGCTCGCGCCGAGAAGCACGGCGGAAACCTGAAAGGCGCGGCCGAAGACCTCGGTCTGCCGCGCACGACGCTCGCGACGGCGCTGGCCGGAGGGACGCTGCGCGCAGGAACGCTGCTGCTCATTCGGACGCGGCTCGCGGCGGCGGAGGCGACGTGAGCGCGCCCGTCTCATTCGTCCGGTGCTCGGCGCTTCCGCTGGCGTTCGCCTGCGCGGCGTCGCTCCGCCGCGTCGAGGTGCGGATCGATCCGGTCAACCCGATGGGCGAGCACGGCACGGCCGCCCACGACGTGATGCACCAACTCGTCGACATGAACGCCGAGACGCTCTTCGAGGTTGACCTCGCGGCGCTCGCGCAGCGGCACGGCGTCGATGAGGAGCAGCTTCGGATCGCGGCGTTCGGCGGGCTCAAGATCTGGAAGCAGATCCGCCACCTCTACCCGAACGCGCAGGGTGAGATTGCGCTGCAGCACACGATCACCATCACGGCGCCCGATGGTACCGAACTGGTGATCACGCTGAGCGGGCACCCCGACCTGCTCTCCGTCGAGGGCGCGCTCGCACGTGGCGGTGACTGGAAGTTCGGGCGCGTCGACCACGACTTCCGCGAGCAGATGCTCGGCTACTGCGTCCTCGTCTTCCTGAACTACCCGGGCGTCGAGCGGGTCGAGTGGGCCACCTACTGGATGCGCGAGTCCGACGTCGAGTACCACTCGATGACGCGCGCCGAGCTCGGGCCGTGGCTCGAGCGGTTCGCCGAGCGGATCGCGGCGTGGGATGGCACCTACCGGCCCGGAGCGCAGTGCACCTACTGCCCGCGGTCGCACGAGTGCCCCGCGGCGATCGCAACGTGGAAGCGCGAGGTCCAGGCGCTCGCCGACGGTCCGATGCTGGCGCTGGTCGAGGCCGAGGCGCGCGAGGTCCCGGCGCGAGCCCTCGGCGACTTCTTCGCCCGCGTGAAGGCGATCGGCGTGCTCTGCGACCGCGCCCGCGACGCCGTGCGCCTTCGCGTCGAGCAGGCGGGCGGCAGCGTCGATCTCGGCGACGGGACCGAGCTGCGCCTGAACGAGACGAACCGGCGGACGCTTGACGTGGCGAAGGCGTGGCCCGTGCTGCAGGCCGCGGTGCCGGGCGGCGACATGACGCCCTATCTCGACGTCTCGCTCTCGAAGGTGGAGAGCGCGGTGGCGAAGGAAGCCGGGCGCGGCAAAGGCGCCGAGGCGAAACGACAACTCACGAAGGAGCTCGAGGCCGTGGGGGCCTTGGGCGTGACGACCACGCGCTCGCTGATCGCGGCGCGCAAAAAGGGAGACGAGTAGATGAGCGCGAATGGGGCAAACGGAGCATTGACGACCGCGGATGCGCGGATGAAGACCTTCAGCGGCGATCTCCAGAAGATGCTGCCGCAGCTTCAGGCGGCCCTCCCGCGACACATCAAGCCGGAGCGGTTCGCGCGCATCGTCCTGACGGCCGTCCGCAAGAACCCGAAGATCCTCGAGTGCTCGACGGCCTCGGTGATGGGCTCGATCGTCACGTCGGCGCAGCTCGGTCTCGAACCGGACGGCGTACTCGGAGAGGCGTGGCTCGTGCCCTACAAGGGCGAATGCCAGCTGATCATCGGCTACCAGGGATTTATCAAGCTCGCCTGGCAGAGCGGCATGGTGGAGGACGTCTACGCCGAGATCGTTTACGAGAAGGATCACTTCAAGTGGCACCTCGGCACCGACCGGAGGATCGTGCATCGACCGTCCCCCGATCCGGACTGCGGCGAGATCACCCACGTATACGCGGCTGTGAAGATCAAGGGCGGCGGGACGCCCTTCGTGGTGCTCACGATCGGCGCCGTCGAGCGGATTCGCGAGCGGTCGCGCGCTAAGGACGGCCCGTGGTTCACCGACTACGAGGCCATGGTGAAGAAGACGGCGATCCGTCAACTTCAGAAGTGGATCCCGAAGTCGAAGGAGCAGGCGCGCGCGGCCGCTCTCGACGAGCTCGCCGATGCCAACCTGTCCCAGGGCATGGGCGCGGTGATCGACGTGACGCCCGATGCTGTCTCCGAAGGGACGACTCCCGTCGCCGAAGCTGCGAAGCCGCCCGAGGGCACGCGTGTCTCGCTCAAGAAGGACGCCGCGCCGCCCGCGCAGGCTGCCGGCGCGCCCACGACCGTATCGGCGCCCGGCGCCGCGCCCGCCCAGCAGCAGGCGCCGGCTGAGCCGCGCGCGACGGTTGCCAGCGGAACCGAGGGGGCGCAGGTGGCGGCGCGGCTCTCGCGCGAGCAGGCGGCGGGCGACGCGCCCCAGGAGGAAGATCGAGGCGATGCGCCTACTGCCGCGGAGATCGAGGCAGCCGAGCGCGAGAAGGCGGCGAGCAAGACGCCGGTGCAGCGCGGCCCGCGCGCCGTGCCGCCGCCCGACGACGATGACCTGCCGCCCCAGATGGGCGGAAACGGCCGTCCGACGGGGAGCGTGCGCCGATGACCACCGTCGCGAAGAAGGAAGGCACCGCGGCTGCCTCGGGCATCCTCGTGACGCATCCGATCGCATTCAGCGTCACGAAGGCTGACATCGAGAAGCTCACGGCCAAGTACAAGCCGCTGCTCGATCTCGACGCCAACGTCGCGGAGCACTACGAGGAGATGCGCGTTGCGAAGGGCCAGCTCCGCACGACGCGCACCGGGATCGACAAGAGGCGCAAGGAGCTCACCGCCGATGCCCTGGAATACCAGCGCACGGCGAACGCGGCTGCAGCCGAACTCACCAACATCGTGTCAGGACTCGAGGACCAGATCGCGGCGAAGATGGAAGCGGCCGACGAGGTGAAGCGCCTAGCGAAGGAGGCCGAAGAGAAGGCCGCGGTGATCGCCCTCGAGAAGAAGCTCCGCGAGGAGCGCGAGGCAGAAGAGGCGAAGGCCAAAGCCGAGCGTGAGGCCGAGGAGAAGCGGCTCGCCGAGGAGAAGGCAAAGCACGAAGCGCAGCGGGCCGAGTTCGCGAAGGTGCAGAAGGCGGCCGACGAGAAGCGGGCAGCCGACCAGGCTGCGCTCGACGCCCAGCAGGCCGCGATCGACGCCGAGAGGAAGAAACTCGACGACGAGAAGGCGGCCGCCGCGCGCGCCGAGCAGGAGCGACTTGATCGCGAGGCAGCGGCGAAGGCCGCCGCCGAGGAGGCCGAGCGCCTCGAGCGGCTGAAGCCCGACATCGAGAAGGTCCGCGGCTGGGCGCCCGCGTTCCTGGCACTCGCGGAGAACGCGCCCGTCGTCGAGTCGCCCGAGGCGCAGGAATTCCTCGCGTGGGCCGTGAAGCGCCTCGTCGCGACGGCCGAGCATCTCAAGAACTTCACACCGGGCGGGTTCGCCTGATGCCCGCAGCGCGCCTGGGGTGGGCGACTCCCGCGACACGCTCGCCCGCAGCGCCGCCTGAGCCCCCGCCGCGCTTCAACCGGACCGTCGGCGCGGCGAACGGCAACGATGCCGCTCGGATCGCCGCCGACTGGTCCCGCGAGTACGCCGAAGCCCACCCGGAAGAGAGCGGGACCGAACCAACGCAGGATCACGAAGGAGAGCCGCGGCCGTGAGCAATGTGAGCGAGTCCGTCATTGCAGGGGAGGAGCGACATGAGGAGCTTTGATCCGACCGACAAGTACGACGTGGAGCAGCTTGCCAGGCTGAACGCGGAGCCGTGGATGGTCGAACAGCTCACGCTGAACTCCGAGTATGTCTCCTGGGGTCCGCACGAGGACTACATGTGGAAGAAGGGCGACGGCTGGGATTCGCCCCTCACGTTCGCTTCGTGGAAGGAGGCGTGGTCGCTCGACGACATGAACGAGTGCGTTCACTTCTACTTCCAGGTCGCCCGCGATCATGAGCCGTGCAAGACGTGCGGGCAGACGGGATATCACCCGGACGCGCTTTGGGTGAGCGAGTCGTTCTATCGGCACTCCAGCCCGTTTAAGGCG